CGGAACTGCTTGGGTAAACACTGCAATAGCATACTCAGAAATTACTGGTAGACCAAGTTTAGCAACTGTAGCAACTACCGGAAGTTACAATGATCTAAGCAATAAGCCAATTATTCCAAATGACATCAGTGACATGATTGATGTTGATACACAAACTACTCCACCATCAACAGGACAAGTTTTAAAATGGAATGGATTAAGATGGGTACCTGGAGATGATATTGCATCAGGTGGTAGTGGACTTAACGCAGATACACTTGACGGATTTGATGGCACACACTATTTGGATTGGAATAACGTTACTAACAAACCAAGTTATGCAATAAACGATTTATCAGATCTTTCTATTTCAAATCCAACAGGCGGACAAATTTTAGGGTATGACGGAATTAGTTGGGTTAATCAAACTAACGAACCAAACTTTTCAGACGTACAAAATACACCAACTACATTGGCAGGATATGGCATTACAGATTCTCCAGCAACATTGACAGACATTGGCATTACAGACGGTGATGCAAATCAGTTTTTAAAAACAGATGGTGCTGGTGACTTTACGTTTACAAGCACACTAAGTGGTGGAACACTAACTTCTACAACAAGTTTAAACTTTGCCGGTGATGCTGTTACAGTCAACCGTATTGATAACGATAGTGCATTTACTGCAAATAGTGGAACAAGACTTGTAACACAGAGTGCTATTAAATCATATGTGGATTCTGCGACTACTCCGCAAAACGTGTTTACAACATTCTCAAGTGAAACAGGAAATACAACTGCTGACACAGCGACTGATACACTTAACATTATTGGTAGTACTGGTATTAGCACACAGATTGTTGCTGATACACTTACAATTACAAATACATCACCAAACGAAGATCAAAATATTTTTGCAGAGTTTACTGTAGCAGGACAAAGCATAATTGGTGCTGAAAGTACATTAGACAGTATCGAACTAATTGCCGGCACAGGCATGACTATTACAACGTCAGCAACAAATAGAACAATTACATTTACAGCATCTGGTGGTGGCGGTAGTGGTACTCCGGGTGGAACAGATACACAAGTACAGTATAACGATAATGGAGCATTTGCCGGTGATGCAGGCTTCACATATAACGCAGTATCTGACACACTAACAATTACAAACATTATTACAGAGTCTATTAATGCACCAAACACATTAACAGGCACTTACACTATATCATCACCAACAACTATTACGCTTGATCCTGTAGACGAAATTATTAACGATGCTCCTATGAAGTTGGTTAATAAAACAGTAACACAGTTAAGCACATTAGTATCATCAGTAGGTGCTATGGTATTTTGTACAGATGAAACAGGTGGATCAATTCCTGCTTTCTACGATGGAACAAATTGGAGAAGAGTCAGTGATAGAGCCATTGTCTCGTAATGTATAAATGATAACAACAGATTTAGATACACAAAGAGAATACATTGTTACAGTCCGAAAAGATGTGGACTGGCACATTATACATGATGAATTGTGTCGAGACACTTCAGCAGATGATTCTGTAGATTCAAACATTGTTCCTGACAGAGTGTGCGAGTGCTGTAAAGAACGTCCAAACAATCCAAGAAACACACATTACAATCTTTCAGAAGCAGAAGCAATCAAATTAAGACAAGATTCAAGAATACTGGCTGTACAGGCAGTTGAAGACATTCCTGAACCAAAACCTCGTGCATTGCAAAATGGAAATTTTAATAGAAGTTCAACTTCATCAGGCACTCAAGACAATTGGGGATTGTTAAGACACATCAATCAAACGAATACATTTAATAACAGCACAGCAGATCCAGGTGGCACATATGATTATGTTTTAGATGGTACAGACGTTGACATGGTTATTGTGGACACAGGAATTCAAGTAGGACACCCTGAATGGAATAAAACAAATTATGTAGCACCAACTGTATACACCAGTGGTGATGTACAAAACGTAACCGGAGACGGTAGCGATTTCTTTAAGAGAGAACTCACAGTAAACGGCGTTAGAATAATGGCGGCAGGTGCTGTGGGTGGACAAACAGCAGTGCCAGACGAATGGATTAGAAAAGTAGCACAATTATTTAAATGGTTCACCAGACCAACATCTCAAACTAATTCACAATTTCAAGAACTGTTTATTAAAACATTAAAAGGAGATGCTGGAACTTATCACGCTGGACTTCCAACTATACAAAGAGTAGCCAAAGGTGCAGGTGACGATTACTCCACAAACTTCTTAACTGATGCAGGCACTGAATTTTGGAATCTAACAAACTTGTATGACACTCATGTACAAAATGACATGGTGTGGTATTTGAATTCAACAGGTGGTCCTGCAGGCAATGGTAACGAAGATGCTCAAGAGGCAATCGAACACGTTTTTCATACGTTATATATGCACGGGTTACCTGCAGAGGATATAAAATTATATCCATATATAAGTTCCGATTGGAACACTGGTGATTTGTATAATGCAATGGTGGAGGCATACGATGCAGGTAAATGGGATCCATCAGGTTATCAACTAAATCCAGATGATTGGAAAACTATCGGCGATGCTTTTGAAGTAGCGGCAAAAGAATATTTGTACTTGCTAAACTTCGGTATGTTTGATTATACAAGTTTATGGCAAGGCGGAAGTCTATCACCAGAGTGGACAGACGATATGCGTACTCCAGCAGGCATTCAAGCAAATAACCCGTTAGGTGCTGAATTTTTTTATACATGGATACAACCGTGTATTTCAAAAATTCCTTTAGAAACCATACAAAGTTTATTCCGTAACGGCGACACTGGTAATCCTTATGCCGCAGGTAGATCAGGTTACATTGCTGATTCAGAAATAAGATTAAAACAGATCGATTGGTTCACGGAATCAAATAATGTTGGCACACAGCCAGCAAACTTTTACACAGATACAAATGGTCACGGTTCACACTGTGTTGGAACCATGGCAGGAAAAACATTTGGTTGGTGTAAAAATTCTGACATATACAATATAACACTGTATGCAAATTCAGGTAACTCAATAACATGGACTGATACCATTGACTCACTAATAGATTGGCACAACGCTAAACCAACCTTGCCAGACACTGGTGCTAAAAAACCCACTGTGGTCAATATGAGTTTTGGTTATGCGTGGTACATAAGAACAACAACCACTCCAAATGCAATATCATTCAATGGCACAACTTATTATGACATCACAGGTGGCAGATACCGAGGTGTTACACACACAGATACTGCATATGCCAACCTACAAAACAGAGGATTAATTGGAGAAGCACAAGGTGGAGGTATATATGGGTTTCCAAGAAAATTTGCTTCTGAAGATGCCGATGTGGAAACATTAATCAATAACGGAATTCATGTGTGTTGTGCCGCTGGCAATGATTCAATGAAAATGGATATTCCGGGCGGTGTTGATTATGACAACTATTTGACATTTACTTTATCAGGTAACACTTATTATATGTACTATCACAGAGGTGGTACTCCTTCAGTGAATGAAGGTGGTGACACATTTACACAAACAGCAACTCAGGATAATCCTGTGGGAGATTTAAATGAAGGGTTCATGGTAGGTGCATTAGAAAACAGTGATGTGTTAGACGGTGCTGTATACCGTGACAAGAAAACAACATTCAGTCAATCAGGCCCTGGTGTAAACATTTACACTGCTGGAAGATATATTATAAGTGCTCAGCCTAACAATCAAGGTTCATCGTACTTTGCAGATTCAAGTTATAGACAAGCAAAATATTCAGGCACTTCAATGGCGGCTCCACAGATGTGTGGTATGATTGGGCTCTTAACACAGGCACATCCAGACTGGACTCCAGCACAGGTTAAAAAATATTTTGAATCAAATGCTGTTGATAATCTTAATGATTCAGGCAACACAGATGATTACACAACAAATACTACAATACATGGTGGTCCAAACAGAGTGGCTTACTTTCCACTGAATGGGCAAAAGAAGTTTGGATATAATTAAGGATAAATATTAGTATGGCAATAAGTTTAGTAAATATCGGCGGTGTAGCAAATGACGGGACGGGTGACGATTTACGCGAAGCGTTTGTAAAAGTTAACAATAACTTTACAGAACTTGACAATCGTAACCCTGAGCAAACTACAGCAAGTAATCTTGGATCTGTAGGAGAAGGTGTATTTGCACAAAAAACAGGCTTTGATTTACAATTTAAAAAAATTGTTGCAGGCGGTAATGTTACAGTAACAGCAGACTCAACAGGTGTTATTATTTCAAGTGTTGGTGGATTACAGCAATTAACTGTAGCAACTGATGCTGGAAACATTACACTTGCAGAAGGTGATACATTTACTATTTCAGGCGGTACTAATGTTAATACACAAACAAGTGGTGCTAACGGAATTACTATTAATTCACTTACAGAATTATCTACAGATGCTACTCCAGAACTTGGTGGAACATTAGACGGGCAAGGCAACACTATAAGAAATGTAAGAAACATTGAAAGTTTAGTACACAATATAGATGTTCGTGATATTTACGGTTTTAACTTTTCAACAATCACAGGTGATACTTCAAGTATTATTGAATTCTTAGCAGGCGCAACAGATGTTAATTTAGGCACTATTTCACAGCCTGGTTTACAGGACGATAGTAGCATTGCAGAAGTAAACATCGACGTTGGCACTATTACAAACCCTCTTTAAACATAGTCACATATTCCGATAAATACTACTGAATAAGGAATTAAAATGGCTCAAATCTGGACAGTAAAAACAGGAAAAAATCTCGGTGTATTTGCAGAAAATGCTACAGTGAGATTTGCTTTACCTCTAAATACTACAAGTAATACAATTACTGATGTTAAAATAATTACAGGTAGTCTACCAGGTGGTTTACGTTTAGACGGATTATATATTGTAGGTACGCCTTTCGAAGTACAGCGTCCAACTGAATCTAAATTTGTTCTAAGAGCAACCGACAGCACTGGTGCTATTGAAGATAGAACTTTGTCTATTCTGATTGACGGAGCAGATGAACCTGTTTGGACAACAACTGAAGGTTTGTTAAAAGTTGATCCAAACCAGAAATTTTTTGTACTTGACAATACACTATTAGATTTTCAACTACAGGCAATTGACCCTGATTTACCTGCCGGGGATGCATTAGAGTATTTTATTGCAGATGATGACGGAGAACTTCCGCCAGGAACACGCTTAACAACAGATGGTAGAATAGTAGGCGTTGTTGAGCCTGTACTTGCTTTAGATAAAAGAGCGGGTAGTGGTGCATACGATGCAAACATATTTGGCACATTTCCTTTTGATTTTGGAGAAAGAAGTGCTAACGGTTTTGACAGTTTCTTCTACGATACCAGAATCTATGACGACAGAATTCCTACAAAGCAACCACGTAAACTAAATCGTTATTACGAATTTATTGTAAGTGTTACAGACGGTGATACTATTGCAAAACGTAAATTTCAAATTTATCTTGTAGGTGATGATTTCTTAAGAGCAGACAATACAAAAATGCAAATTGCAAATGGATTGTTTACTGCTGATAACACATATCTAAGAACACCATTATGGCTGACACCAGAAAACCTTGGATTTAGAAGAGCCAACAACTATCTAACATTTTTCCTTGATGTATTAGATACAGAAACTATTGCAGGTAGACTTGTATACACATTAGAACAAAACAACGACGACAACACTCCAAGTGAATTACCCCCAGGTATGGTGCTTGATAGTACAACAGGAGAAATAGCAGGTCGTGTTCCTTACCAACCTGCTGTTACAAAAGAATATAAGTTTACAGTAAAAGCAACCAGATTTGGTGGTGTACCAGAAACAATATTAGCAAGTAAAACTAAAACGTTTAGAGTTAAGATTCTTGGTGAAGTAGATTCGACTATAAAATTCTTAACAGCAAGTAATTTAGGTAATATTAGTGCAAACTTTATTTCAACACTTGCTGTCAAAGCAGAAACAAGTGTACCTGATTCAAGATTAATTTACAGTATAGTAAATGGAACATTGCCACCAGGTTTACAATTAGATATCAGTGGTGAAATTATAGGTAAGGTTAATCAGTTTGGTACAGCAAGTGCTAAAGGTTTGACAGTGTTTGATAACGGTGCAATGACTTTTGATGGTGCTAAAACTATTATTGACAGAGAGTTTAAATTCACAGTTAAAGCAGAAGACCGTTTTGGATTTAGTGCTGTTGAACAAGAATTCACTATTGATGTTTTAGATCCTGATGATAACTTGTATAGTAACTTGTTTATGAAGCCTTTTATGAATCAATCAAAACGAAATGAATATACAGCATTTATTTCGGATCCTAATATTTTTCCACCTGATCTAATTTATAGAAGTGGTGACCCAGAGTTCGGTGTACAAAAAGATATTAAGATGTTAGCATATGCAGGAATACTTACACAAAATATTAGAAACTATGTAGCGGCCGCGGCCAAGAATCACAAAAGAAAAAAATATAGAATTGGTGAAATTAAAAAAGCCGTTGCAAAAAATCCAGGATCTAAAGACATAGTATATGAAGTAATTTATTTAGAAGTTATCGATCCTTATATGCCGACAAATGGCAAAGTTGCTAAAACAATAAACACTTCTACAAAAGATAAGAAGATAACAGTTGACAGTATTCAATTTGAATCATTAGATGATAACACTGCATTAGGTAGTGGCCAAAGTACTTTTGAATTAGGTGTTAGAGGTGTAGGAACACCAACAGTTGATGTTACAAGTATTGGTAACGATTTAGAAATCATAACCAGAGGTGGTCGAGTAGTATTTCCTACAGTAGGAAATATTAGAATTATCCTTAGAAACGGACAGAATGTAGTATCTGTACAAAACTTTGAAATCAGCAAAGCAGAACCTTTTAGATTTAGACCAATTAGTAATACACTAAAAGTAGACAGTGATGCTGTACAGATTAGCCAAAATACACACAACAAGAAATACATTTCTAATATCAAAAATATGCGTGATCGCATAAGTGAAACAGGCGTTACAGAAAGAGACTTTTTACCTCTCTGGATGCGTACTGCACAGGAAAATAGCATACAAGAATTAGGCTATATTACAGCAATACCTATTGCGTATTGCAAAGAAGGTAATGCTGATCAAATATTGTTGAACATTAAAAATCAAGATTTTGATTTTAACACCATTGATTTTGATATTGATAGATACATAATTGATAGTACAACTGGAAAAAGTGAAGAACAGTATATTCTATTCGGAAACTATGAGTACAACATATAAAGCAGATAAATAAAGTAGAGAGGACATAAAATGGCAAGTAACATTGATGACGTAAGTATTAATTCGGAATATCCTATCGCAGGACAGGATAACGATTCTCAAGGATTTAGAGATAATTTTGGTATTATTAAAAACAACTTTGTAGCAACAAAGAGTGAAATTGAGGATCTGCAGGATAATACTGCTAAGAAAAATGAAGCAAATAACTTCTTAGGAAACAACATTACAAATGCAAATATTGTAAACGTTTCTGAAGAATTAAATGCTGGTGGTACTTTAAGTTCTTCTCAAGACGTTAACTTTACACTTGGCCCTGTACAAACATTCACAGTAGGAGGTGATATTACTCTAACTACTACAGATTGGCCAGAATCAGGTAAGGTTGGTAAAGTTAGATTAATTCTAATCAACGATGGCGAAGATAGAATTTTAACTATCGGAACAGAAGCAGGTAGTTCATTAAAGTTCAATGCACGTTGGCCAAACAAAACTGGTACAGGTACAGAACAGGATCCATACGTGTTTACAAACAATGTAACAATTGATAGTGATTCAGATCCAGTAATTATTGACTTTATGACCTACAATCAGGGTTCATCCATCTTTGTAGATTATATTGGCAAGTTTTACTAATGTTACATCCACTTGAAGATAATTTAGAAAAATATACAACACCACAGATTGAAGAGAAGTTAAACGATCTTTCCAAAAAGTTTTACATGACTCGCAATCCAGAAGTCAAACATCAAATGGCTACACTAATCGAAATGTACAGATTGGAACTTCGTAGCCGATATGCCAAAGAAATGGCAAAGAATCAAGATAAAGATCTTGACAATTTAATCAACGTAAGTTAAAATATACGTATGCTTTTAAAAACAGATTCTAACGGTATACCCATCTTTTCTAATAAGAACTTGATTGATATGATCTATACAGGACATATTGATAAGTGTCATGTAGTTCTGTGCGATCCAAATGATGAAATCAAACAATTCAATAAACACGCAGAAGAATTTGGTACACAAGCATTAAAACAATATATTCCAATTGATGTTGATAAAACACAATTTGATAATGTTTGTCAAAGTGAATGGTTTATGCCAGAAGCATATAAAAACTTAGATGTGTATAGTTTTTTAGAATCAAAATGTAATAATGAAGAACAAGTAAAAAGATTAGACGAAGAATATATTGAATTTGAAAAAAGAGATATGTTGAACTTGTTACGCTATATGGTTTACTTGGTTGACTATATGCGTGAAAATAACATACTTTGGGGAGTAGGTAGAGGATCAAGCGTATCAAGTTTTGTGTTATATTTGATTGGAGTACACAGAATTGATCCAATTCAGTTTGACCTGGATTGGCGTGAGTTCCTAAGATAAATACTCACATAATAGGAGAATAACTATGGCAGTAAAACAAACAGGTCGTAAAGTTTATAAAACAATGCAAGGTAAAGCAGTTGATATGGATCTTTTACGCCAAAAAAATGAACTTACTCCTGCGGTTGGAAATGCTCGTGTAAATGCACGTGGCGATGAATTAGGCCCAGGTGGAAAGATTATTCGTAAACGTGAAGATCTTCTTGCAGACTATTACAGGGATAATCCTGAAAGAGTTGAAGACGAACTTCCTACATCAAAAAACTCTGCACCAGAAACAGCAGTAGTTGAAGAAACTTCGGCTCCGAAGAAAACTGCAAAACAAAAAGTTCAAGAAGCAGAAATCAAAGAAGTATCGGAAGACGAGTGGGTTGAAGACGAAGACGGTAATTTTGTACAAAAAGGTGAGTAAATGGCAATCAATCTAAATGCTATTAAAGGTACAGTAAAACCTTTACACGATAGATTAATGGTGTCGGACATGGAGTTCGGAGAAGTTACAACAAAGGGAGGAATTATTCTTCCAAGTGATGACGGACAACAGCACGGCATTAAGCCTCGTTGGGCAAAGATTGTGTCTATTGGACATGAGAACACAGATGATTATGAAATTGGAGATTGGATTCTAATTGAACACGGTCGTTGGTCAAGAGGATTTACAGTTGAAGATGAAAGTGGAGAACAAAAAGTTCTTCGAACAGTAGACGCTTCAGGTGTGTTAGGTGTAGCAAACGAACCACCAAGCGATCTTGCATACTACGGCGATGCTATTGACCTAAGTGGTGAAAGCCATCGTCCAGAAGATTTTGTAAACTAAGAAGAGGTAAAATTGTCAAACGTAGATCTTAACAAGTACAAAGATTTTGTACAAGAAGTAACAAGTTTAGAATCAAACTCAACTATGGTGTTAAACAACACTATGATTGAATTAGAAAAAGAAAGTGGTGTTAACATTGCACTACTATTAACAGGTGCAATTGGTATTGCATCAGAAGGAGGAGAATTTAGTGAAATTGTTAAAAAGTGTGTATTCCAAGGTAAACCACTTAATGATGAAACTAAGTTTCATGCTAAACGAGAACTTGGCGATATTCTTTGGTATTGGATTAATTCTTGTAGGGCACTTGGCTTGGATCCTAATGAAGTCGTAGCAGAAAACGTAAACAAACTTAAAGCACGTTACCCAGGCGGTGAATTTGATGTCCACTATTCGGAAAATCGAAAAGACGGCGACCTATAAAATACTTGACTTTTCTTGTAGTTAGTGTATAATAACACTATGACAGTCGGTATTACATTTAGTACATTTGATCTATTTCATACAGGACACGTCGCTATGCTTAAAGAAGCGGCGGAGAACTGTAATCATTTAATTGTAGGGTTACAAACAGATCCTACTATTGATAGACCAGACAAAAACAAACCAATCCAATCTGTGTTTGAACGTTATGTTCAATTAGCAGGTTGTAAGTATATTGACGAAATTATTCCATATTCGACAGAAAAAGATTTGGAAGATATATTATTAACATATACTATCCACAAACGCTTTATTGGCGAAGAATACAAATCAAAAGACTTTACTGGTAAGCAGATTTGTGTTGACAAAGGCATAGAAATATATTATAATAAAAGGCAACACTCATTTAGTAGTACTAATTTGAGACAACGAATAGTAGAGGCAGGTAAATGAAAGAACTATGGGTAGAAAAATATCGTCCTAAGACAGTAGACGGTTATGTGTTCAGAGATGAACATCAAAGGAAACAAGTGCAACAATGGATCAAAGAAGGCACTATTCCACATTTGTTATTTTCAGGTAATGCAGGTATTGGTAAGACAACACTTGCTAAAATTTTATTTAATGAACTTGAACTTAATGATTTAGATATTTTAGAGATTAACGCAAGTCGTACAAACTCAGTTGATGATGTTAGAGATAAAATTATTAACTTTGTACAAATGATTCCATTTGGAGAATTCAAAGTTGTGCTACTTGATGAAGCAGATTACTTGTCGCCAAACGCACAAGCCGCATTGCGTGGTGTGATGGAAGAATATCATACTACAAGCAGATTTATTTTAACCTGTAACTATCCTAATAGAATTATTCCTGCACTACATTCACGTTGCCAAGGCTTTCATATTGAACGTATTGATCAAACAGAATTTACTACAAGGGTGGCAAAGATCCTAATTGACGAAGGAATCACTCCAGACTTAGATACACTTGACACTTATGTAAAAGCAACATATCCAGACTTGCGTAAGTGTATCAATATGGTACAAATGAATAGTGTAGATGGTACACTACAAAAGCCACAAGAAGGTGATACAGGCGAAGCAGACTACAAAATTGAGATGGTCGAACTATTTAAGGCAGGCAAAATTAATCAAGCAAGAAAACTTGTATGTAGTCAAGTACGTCCAGATGAAGTAGAAGATATTTTTAAATGGTTGTATGACAACATTACATTGTTTGGTGACAAGGAAGATGATGCTATCCTTATTATTAAACAAGGTCTTGTAGATCACACACTTGTTGCAGATCCAGAGATTAATTTGGCCGCAACCATGATTCGTTTAGCACGTCTATAAACAGGATAATTATTAGTATGACATATCTTGTAAACGACAACTGTATTAAATGTAAACATATGGATTGTGTAGATGTATGCCCAGTAGACTGTTTTTACGAAGGCGAAAATATGCTTGTAATCAATCCTAATGAATGTATTGACTGCGGTGTTTGTGAACCTGAATGTCCTGTAGATGCTATTATTCCAGACAACGTAGAAGGTGCAGATAAATGGTTGTATGTCAACGAAGAATATTCGGCGAAGTGGCCAAACATTACTGAGAAACGTCCAGAAGATGTTCCTTCCGATGCAGAAGAATATGCACTTGAACCTAACAAGTTTGAAAGATTCTTTTCTGAAAAACCAGGTGGGAGCAAAAATGAAACCTCAAAGACTTAGAGCAAGTCATATTTTAATTAGCCATCAAGGCGCAACAGCACAAACAAGTAATCGTCCAGAACCTGCGGCAGAACAAGAAGCAGGATTTATTATTCAAGATATTATAGAAGGACTACTTACATTTGAACAAGCCGCAAAAGAACACAGTGCTTGTAGAATAAGTGCAAAGAACGGCGGAGACTTAGGCTGGTTTGAATATCCAGGCGATATGGAATATGAGATTGCGAAGCCTATAAGTCAAATCAACAAAGATGAAATGTTAACATTTCCAATTAAAACAGAATACGGATATCACGTTTTACTAAGGACAGGGTAATGGATTATTTTAAGGTACATCAAGCAACATCTAAAGAACCTTGCGATATCACTATGGTGAAATATACAAACAGTGAAATACTCAATCCTATTCTCGAAAAAAAGATTAGAAGTTACGGTGATGTAATAAAACATATGAGCAATGTCAAGGCAGACATGACTGACTTTACAATGTACCAAGACAACGACTTTAAACGTATTTGCGATTTTGCTGTTATGCAATGTATAAGCAGTATAGAAGGATTAAGTCAGCGTGGTGCAGAAATGCTACGGTTTAACATTGTAGACTGTTGGGGGATGGTCTATAAAAATGATCACGGACATCATACTATTGAACACGCACACTGGCCTGCTACATTTAGTTTTGTATACTATGTAAATGCTTGTGAAGATTGTGCACCATTAGAATTTCCTTCAGCAGATTACAGTGTAAAACCTTTTAGTGGATTGATGGTTATCTTTCCAGGAAATGTAAGTCATAAAGTAGGAATTCAGAATTGCAATCACGACAGAGTTGCAATATCAGGTAACATTAGTGTTACAGTTAGAAAACCAGGAGAAACAGAATGAGCGTCAAATTAATTTCATATTCAACAGCACCAGAAGATACAGAACTTGAAAACTGTCAAGAACTTATTGCCTATTGTGCAAGAGTTTCAAATCCAAGTAATCAAATGAATTCAGAAACAAGTGAGAAACTAATCAAGTATTTGATTAAACACGCTCATTGGTCACCACTTGAAATGGTTAGTGCTTGTTTAGAAATTAATACTACACGTGATATTGCACATCAAATTGTGCGTCATCGTTCATTCAGTTTCCAAGAGTTTAGTCAGCGTTATGCTGATCCAAAAGAGTTTGGAGATCAATTTGTGTTACGTGAAGCACGATTACAGGATACAAAGAACAGACAAAATTCAATTAGATTAGGAACTACTCAACAAGAAATGAATCTAATTAACGATTGGGAATCACAACAACAAAAAGTAATTGATACGGCTAAAGAAGCATACGAATGGGCAATCGAAAATGGTATTGCTAAAGAGCAGGCTCGTGCTGTATTACCAGAAGGGTGTACTAAGACACGTTTATATATGAACGGTACACTTCGTAGTTGGATTCACTATATCGAACTGCGTGGTGCCAATGGTACACAACAAGAGCATATGGATATTGCTCATGCTTGTGCTAAAGTAATTGCAGAAATTTTTCCATTAGCAAAGGATTTAGTAAATGAAGCAGAAGTTTATTGATGCATATATGGACGTTGCAGAGCGTTTTGCAAAATTAAGTTATGCAAAACGTTTGAATGTAGGTGCTATTGTAGTCAAAGATGATCGCATTATTTCTATTGGCTATAATGGAATGCCTTCAGATTGGGATAATGATTGTGAGGACGAAAATAATAAATCAAAGCCAGAAGTACTACACGCTGAATCAAATGCTATTGCTAAATTAGCCAAATCAAACGAAAGCGGAGATAATGCTACACTATTTTGTACACACAGTCCTTGTATTGACTGTGCTAAACTAATATATCAAAGTGGCATTAGCACAGTGTATTATAAAGATAACTATCGTAGTAACGATGGAATTGATTTTTTAAAGAAGTCAAATGTTACAGTAACTAAAGTATGATTAATTTTATAAAAAACTTATTCAAAAAACAAGAACCAGTAATTACCTTTGCTTGTCAAAGTTGGGGTGTACGTAAATATGCACCAATTGAACCTGCTGGCAAATTCTTTCCAGATAAGTTTAAAGAAATGTCACCATACTATAAAAAAGAACAACACAATATTGACAGTCACAAAACTGTAAGAGCCTGTCCTGGTATTACAGATTATATGAGCATGGGTTATGTTATTCCTGCTTGGTGTGACATTACCATAGAACCTACTCCAGATGGCAAACATATTATTACAAGATATAGTGACGAAATATATAACGATGCTTACCACCCTCAAGAACAGTTAGGCAAATTTATGGAACAAAAGTTTAGTGTTCGTGGTGCAGTAAAATTAGACAATCCTTGGTTTACATGGAACAAAACGGGTTGGAGTACATTATATCTACCTATGTACTATCATGAAGGAAAAAACTGGGAAGCAGTTCCTGGTGTAATGGATCACGATTTAGGTGCTCCACAAAGTCCTATCAATATTATGTTAAAAGAAATTAAGCCTACAACAATTAAGATGGGCGAACCTTTAGTTCAAGTTATTCCTTTCAAACGTGGAAAACAGGTAGCAAGAACTATGGAACTGAACGAAACTGCAATGAAACGTCAGTGGGCAATATCCAGCCTACACAAAATGACTTATGCAGGCTGGATTAAATGGGTAAAGACTAAAAAATTATATGTAGTTGATGCCCAGGATACTGATCTACCTGGTTAAACAACATCTCCATAAATTTCTAATACTTCTTTGACTGCATCATGTCGTTCAATATCTCCTTTTGCAAATTCAACGACGTCAATCTTTTCTGCTGATCCTTTTTGATCTAAGTGTCTACAGAAGTCAATAAGTCCATTATCTCTAAGTCTATCCGCTTGAGCAAGATCGCCTGTAACAGCCATCTTTGATCCTTCGCCTAATCTTGTTAATAACATCTTCATTTGATTCTGAGTTGCGTTTTGCATTTCATCAGCAATGATATATGAACGCTTAAACGTTCGTCCACGCATATATGCAAGTGGTGCAATCTCTACTACACCTTCTGCAACCATGCCTTCGATTTCATTTGCTGAAAAGTACTCCTGAAGCACATCAAAAATAGGTCTCGTCCATGGTGCCATTTTTTGTTCTAATGTACCAGGTAAAAACCCTAAATCTTCGTCTGCACTTACAGCAGGTCTTGTAACAATTATTTTATCGACTTTTCCCTCCTTAAACTGTTTAATCGCAACTTGTACAGCCAACAGAGTTTTACCTGTTCCTGCCGGCCCAATGCCAAAGACTATGTCTTTCTTTGAGTCTAACAGTTGAAGCATATAAGTTTCTTGATTAATGTTTCGTGGAATGATTTTGACTTCTTTTTTCTTCTGTGGAAGAAAGTTGTTGAATTCTACAATATTGCTATTGTAGTTTTTACTCTTTCGAGCACTTCTTTTTGCACCCATGCAGTCCTCCTTTATGGATTATAACAAATAGTCTGCATCGTATAGTTTTGACACTATACGTGCCTCCTACACAAATATTTAGTGAAGATCGCTCGTGATAAAACTACACTGTTATAAATGCTAACCGGATAAATAAGTGTATAAGATTGGATATTCATATGAAAGACGTAGCAGAAGTAATTAAAAACGTACAAGGTATATACGAAAGCGATACTGCATTTACGGTTCTAAAAGACTTTGAAAGAGTGCTTGATGAACTGGATTTATATGTGTACGATAACTGGGAAGATGGAGAAATTGCTTCAGGACCTAACATTAAAAGGCACTGGGTTATTTGTTCATTTATGTGGCCACGCGATAAGATGCCTGATCCAATGGGCGGTAAAAGACTGCTCGATTATGACTGTAAAGTTACATACAAAAAAGACCATATCTTAGTTCCAAGAAAAATTAAATCACCCGACGATATTAGACCAGGTACTAAAAAAGGTAAATTAGATCGTAAAGAAATTTGGGTGGTTGAAATTATGATGCCGAAAAAATTAATTGTCGATATTTACAGTGGCTATAATGAAATGTTAGACCTTACTACTGAAGCAGGTGTTGAACCAAATGCTACTCCAGAAGCACAACCAGCAGAAGCAGGTGTTGAAGCAGGAGTAGGAGCAGGGGCAGAAGCACCAGCGCCAGATGGAGCAGTATAATGGGTTTAAGAAAAGACGACCTTAAAGACTTAGTTGATCAGATTTACGAAATTGATTCTTTTAAATCTAAGATGGGTAGTGATAGCGACATAGTCGTGCTTAGTTTTTCAACTAAAAACGAAGGCAGTGCAAAAGACCTTGAAAACTTTTTAGAAAAAGGTTATCCATTTGTATTAGATGCTGATGCAACATCAGGCGAACAAAGCGACGGTATGTACAAAGTGTTTGTTGAAATTGAAAGATCGAAAGATGCACCTTCACAAATACATGAAATGGTTGATGGCATTACTAAGATTGCAGGATTAGATGGTATGAAGTTTAGGTACTATAAGAGTTTTAGAAGTCATGATTGCAATGAAACAAATTTGGCAGAAATAGTTCCTACTGACAAAGAAGCATACGACATTCGAGTAAATGAAAATAACATGGATAACTACAAAAACTTCTTTAATAAGAGTTATGCTGAAGAAGTAGATATGTTAAATGAACACACTTTAAGAATAAAGAACTTGTTTATGGATCCAATTACATTCAAAGTTGTTGATTTTGTTCGAACAGATGAGGTAAATATCAACGAAGCATTAGATATTAATGGTTTCGCTGAGGTCATTTATTTGAGCAAATATTTAGGTGATTACAATATTACAAAATATGGTAAGAAACTTGTGCTTGAAAATAATGGTTACAGTTTAATATTGAAAAGAGGTTAAAAAATGGCAACAGATAATTTTAAAAATTGTTTAACGATTGTGCTTGAACACGAAGGCGGATACGTTGATCATCCAAGCGATCCCGGTGGTGCTACTAATATGGGTATCACAAGACAAACATACGAAGATTGGATGGGTAAAGTAGTAACAAAAGAAGTAATTCAAAGTCTTACAGAAAAAGATGTAACTCCAATTTATAAGAAAAACTATTGGAATGGTATCTTAGGAGATGACTTGCCAAAAGGTTTGGATTTAGCAGTATTTGATATGTGCGTAAATAGTGGACGTCATAGAGCAACAAAGATCTTACAGATTATGGTTGGTACAAAGATTGACGGTTGGATTGGTCCAAACACTGTCGCAAAAGCAAATGGCTATGTAGAAGCAGTAGGAATTAATCAAGCAATTAATGACTACAGTGCAAAGCGTCAAGAGTTTTATGAGTCACTTAAAACATTTAAAACGTTTGGAACAGGATGGACAAACAGAGTAAACGCAACGAAGGACAGCGCCATAGCAATGGCAGAGTAGGCTGTAAGAACTGCGGACACGAATATCACGAAGGACCTCTTTTCAAAGATATGCAAGACGGAGATGGCAAGACTGTAACCATCGAAGTCTGTAAACAAGGAAGATAAATGTTTGGATCAATTAAAATTGCAATAGTATTAATGATGTTAGCAGGTGCTGGCGGTGGTTTCATGTATGTGAAAACACTAAAAAGCGACCTTGCTGTTAGTGAAGCAAACAATGCAAAACTATTAGACAGCGTATCTGAGCAACAATCAGTTATTGAACAACAGCGAAAAGACTTTACTGCCATTCTTGAACTAAACAAAGAACTTGAAGAAACAAACAAAACCCTACGCAAAGAATTTGCGGCACTTGACGAACGTTTTAACAAAATTAACGGCAAGGGTGAAGTTAGAGATATTGGCAAACTTGCCGATGAAAAAGCAAAATTAGTTGAACGTGTTATTAACAATGCGAGTAACAAAGCAATGCGTTGTGCAGAAATTGCTATGGGTGCTCCATTAACAGAAAAGGAAAAGAACGCTACTAAGAAATCACAGATCAATTCTGAATGTCCAAGTATAGCGAACCCGAATTATGTCCCATACGATTAAAAATATTTTCTTAGTATCACTGTTAGCAATAGTTCTATCAGGTTGTTCAACTGTGAGCAAACTTGATGTTTTTAAAACAGAAGTAGAAAGAGCCCCATTAAATTTACCACAGCCTGAAGCGGCTAAAATGGAAAATATTAAATGGGTAATCATTAACAGTGAAAATGCAGAAGAAGTATTTGCTAAACTAAAAGAACAAGGTAAAGACCCTGTGTTGTTTGGTTTAAGTGATGATGACTACCAACTACTATCAAAGAATTTCGCCCAAATACGTGCTTACATGATTAAGCAACAAAAGGTGATTGATGCTTATAAAGAATACTACGAAAGCGATACTGATACTACTAACACTGACTCTAAGTAGTTGTATATCTGCAACTAAGAATTGTTCAGTTAAACCTTCAGTAGAAGTCAAGAATCTCCCCAAAGACCTTAAAATAGAACGCGATAATGTAGTAACCAAAGGCGAAGTAGCCTGTTCTTTTTAATAAATACACATATAAAGAGAGGGAAGTTTATATGTGGGAAATGATTGAAAGAATGGCAACTGATAGACTGTGGATTTACACAGGTATTGCTGGTGCTTTATTTGGTGCCGCATTTTTGTTTTGGTTTAAAGACACAAAATTAGCAATGTGGGCAGTAAGAAAGTTTGATGCTTTTCTTGAATATCTTGCAATACGCTGGGGCTGGACTTGGTTTCAAAATGATCCAAATGCTTGGCGTACAAAATATCCTCATGTAACCCAAAAGATAGACGAGTTAGAATCTCGAATTAAAAAATTAGAGGGTAAAAAATAATGAGCGATCCAATTAAAAAGAGCGTACAAATTGATCTTGAAGTAGATACAACTACTACTGATAGTTCAAAAAATCCTTACCAAGGACTTATCCATATGGCAAAAGCAGTTGATGCTTGGAGAATTTTTCCAAGATTATTCTTAACTGTTTATATCGTATTATTATATAAATGTGTTATTTGGTACATGAACTTACCTGCACCTACAATGGAACAATCAGGTTTGATTAGTATTGTAGTTGGCGCTGGTGCGGCATGGTTTGGTCTTTATACTGGTACATCTAAGAAATCAGACAAATAATCATTGACAAACGCCTAACATAAGTATATAATACTGCTATGGATTATTACGATTTGTTAGGCGTTTCTCGTAACGCTTCCGAAAAAGATATTAAGACTGCATTCCGCAAATTGGCGGCAAAGCATCATCCTGACAAGGGTGGTGACCATAAGAAGTTTACCCAACTCAATGAAGCATATCAGACACTGGCAGATCCACAAAAGAAAGCAATGTACGATCAATATGGCACTGCTGATCCACAACAAGCAGGTCATCAGCAACAAGGCTTTGGCGGTTTTGGTCCTGGGGGATTTGAATTCAACGGTGATATGAATGATCTGTTTGGTACGTTTTTTGGACGAGGCTTTCAACAGCAAAGACGTCCACAACAAAACAGAGACATTACTATTGCTTGTGATATCACAGTAGGTGAAGTATATACAGGCAAAGGTGTTATTGCTACTTTTAGAACAAACAGCGGTCAAGAACAAACTGTTAACATTGACATACCAAAAGGAGCCAAACACGGGGATACAATACGGTATGGCGGTTTAGGAGATGACAGTATTCCAGGCATCCCAAGAGGAAATCTAAATGTAAAAGTAAGAATACTACGACATCCAGATTTTGATGTAGACGGAATTAATTTACATACTGTTACTAAAATTAATATTTTTGAAATAATACTCGGTACTACCACAAATCTTACTTTACCGTCAGGTAAGACTATAAGTATTAATGTACCAAGAGGCACACAACCAGGCACAGTTCTAAGCATACACGGTCAAGGCTTACCAGACTACAACTCAGGCGCTTCCGGAAATGTTTACCTAAAAGTAAACGGCGTTATTCCAAAAAATTTAACCGAAGAACAATACGATTTAATAAGAAAGATTAAGGAATGAAGTTAGTATATCATCCGCATCCATCTTTATTAAAGCAAGTGCAAGAATTTGACTTTAATAAGTTAGAGGCAAAAGACATTGAAAAACAAATGATTGAAATCATGAACAAACAACATGGTGTAGGTCTTAGTGCCAACCAGGTTGACTTAGATGCACAAATTTTTGTAATGGAACCAAAGGATTTGGAAGGTTATAAAGACGGAGAATCATTTGCAGTTATCAATCCAAGAATAGAAGCAGTGTCAGAACAAACAGTCTTAGGCGAAGAAGGTTGTTTAAGTTTTCCAGGTTTGTTTTTTAAAGTAACACGAGCCGAGGCTTTGGTGGCAAAGTTTATTGACAGTAACGGAAAAGAGTGTAAAATAGAATTTAAAGGATGGAATGCAAGAATATTCCAACACGAATTTGATCACTTGTACGGAATCAATTATATTGACCGTGTAAGTAAAATGAAATTAGATATGGCTAAGAAAAAACAACAAAAGTATTTTAAAAAAATTAAAGGAATGATTACATATGGTTGAACCAAGTGACGATTTACAAGCAGTATTTGATAAGTCAGTAGGTGATGCAAGGAAACTGAATCACGAGTACGTGACCCTTGAGCATTTACTATTTGCTATGCTGTGCAGTGAAAAGTTTTCTAAAATTGTTGAAGGTGCTGGTGCTGATCCAGAATTTATTAAAAAAAATATCGAAAACTATCTTAAAAAAGATTTAGAAGATATTACACTTCCTACAGAACACAGCAAAAAATTTAAACCTAAAAAGACTGCAACAGTTGAACGTGTTTTAAATAGAGCATTTACACAAGTGTTGTTTAGTGGTAGACACCATATTGAAATCACAGATGTGTTTTTAAGTATTATGAACGAGAAAAAATCTTGGGCATTTTATCATATCCAAAAGGCAGGAATTAAAAAAGAAGAATTTGCAGATTATCTAAACAATGAGTTAGAAGCAGTTTACGAAGATGAAGAAATGCGTACTGTAGAACAGAAAGCACTACGTGAATTTTCAAAAGATCTAAACAAAGAAGTAGAAAAAAGTAAAATTGATCCAGTAATTGGTCGTACAGAAGAACTTGAAAGTATTGCACTTTCTTTAGGACGTAGAGCAAAGAACAATGTATTGCTTGTTGGCGACCCTGGTGTTGGTAAAACTGCTATTGCAGAAGGACTTGCATATAATATTGTGAATAAAGCAGTTCCTGAATTCTTACAGGAATACAAAGTTTACAATCTTGATATTAGTGCAATGTTGGCAGGATCAAAATACAGAGGTGACTTTGAAGAACGTTTTAAACTTGTAATGAATGCTATCAAGAAGCAAGGCAAAACTATTGTATTCATTGACGAAGCACATATGATGAACGGTGCAGGTGCCGCAGGAGGCAGTGGTGGATCAAATGATCTTGCTAATATGCTAAAGCCTGCTCTTGGTAAAGGTGATATCAAAGTTGTTGCTTCAACAACTTGGGAAGAATATAGAAAGTATTTTGAAAAAGACCGTGCATTAATGAGACGTTTCCAACGTATTAGTGTAAGCGAACCAGATAAAGCAACAACCAAATCTATTCTACAAGGTATTAAAAAATATTACGAAGACTATCATACTACAATTATTACAGAGGAAGGTATTGATACTGCTATTAAACTTAGTGTTAAGTATATGGCTGATAAGAAACTACCTGATAAAGCAATCGACTTAATTGATCTTGCTTGTTCAAGATTTAATTTAAAGAAAGTTGAAGGCGACAAAGTTGTAGGCAAAGAAGAAATTGAATTTGAACTTGCAAAAGCAATTAAACTTCCACCAGAACAGGTATCACAAAAAGAATCAAGCAACCTTGCACATCTTGAAGACAACCTTAAGAAGCAAGTGTATGGACAAGATAAAGCAATTGACGAAATTGTAGAGAAAATTCTTGTTGCACAAGCAGGACTTAAACCAGATGATAAACCTGTAGGTAGTTTTGTGTTTATGGGTCCAACAGGTGTTGGTAAAACAGAAACAGCAAAGCAACTTGCAAATGAACTAAGTGTAGAACTTGTACGTTTTGATATGAGTGAATATCAAGAGAAGCATTCAGTTGCCAAACTTATTGGTTCACCTCCAGGCTATGTAGGCTTTGAGGACAATGCAGGCTTATTAATTACAAAATTGCAAGAGCACCCGAACTGTGTACTACTACTTGATGAGGTTGAAAAAGCACATCCAGACGTATCACAGATCCTATTACAATTAATGGATAACGGAAAAGTTACCGGAAGCAACGGGAAAGAAGCCGATGCGAAGAATGCTGTACTAATCCTAACAACTAACTTAGGTGCAGAACAAGCAGAGAAAAACGCCATCGGCTTCAATGAAGATCTTGAAGTAGAGTATGAAGATACTGAACTTAAAAAGTTCTTTGCTCCAGAGTTCCGTAATAGACTTGACGGTGTAATTGCGTTTGGTAAACTTGAGAAGAACACAATGATTAAAATTGTTGGTAAGTTCCTTGTAGAGTTACGTGATATGCTTACAGAAAAGAATGTTACAGTTGATATTACAGATGAAACTATTGACTATCTTGTAGATGTTGGCTTTGATAAGAAGATGGGTGCAAGACCTTTACAGCGTACAATTGACAAAGAAATCAAACGTGATCTAAGTAAGATATTGTTGTTTGGTGAACTTAAAAACGGTGGTCATTTACATATTGCTACCGAAGATAATAAGATTAAACTTATTGCAACCAAACAAGCAGAAACTGTTACAGCGTAGATTTAGATAAATAGTTGTATGCCAAGTAACAGTGAAATAATTTTATCAGCAAATACTCATCCAGGCGATAGTTCAGTTGAAACTATTACCGGAGACAAGTACAAGGGTGACGGATATTACAGCAGAGCAGACGGTGTTCATACTGTACAATACAGTTATTCCGGATTAACAGGAACAATTAGTATAGAAGCGTCACTTGCTACTACACCTACTGCTGATGATTGGTTTGAAGTGCATTCATATACAGCCGCTCAGGAAACTGACAGCAAATATGCTAACTTCACTGGAAACTTTGTATGGGTTAGAGCAAAAGTAGTTTACACAGATGGCACTATTAACAGCATCTTGTTAAACCATTAGGAGTTATTATGAGTAATTTTATTAATATTGTATGGCAAGGCAAGCAAGAAGATGTTGATGCTATTGTTGCTGAACAAGTATTAAACTGCACAGACGAAGCACTAACAGAATCAGAAGCACTATATGAAGTATATGAGTCCGATAAAGGCGAAACAGTGCTTACTATTGATACCCACAAGCAGTTAGATGAAGCAGAATCTAATGTTGTTGCTGAAAGAATAGCAAATAGACTGTTTGATTTAGGGTTTTCTAAGTTCGATATCGAAATCTCTGTATAGACAAACTGTGATAAATACTTTATAATACGTATTATAAAGGGTGCGATCATATGACTAAAAAATTTAGAGATTATCTCAGTGAAAATATCAAAGAAACTGATGACGATTACGGATACACTAATGAAGCAATGCCTACAGACGAATATGATGTAGAGTTTGAATTTACTGGTGATGACGGAGAAACTGGTATGGGTACTTTATACTATAAAGTAGTAAACGGTAAAGTTGATCCAAAATCATTAAGAGGTGAATGCGAAGGTGATGGTAATAATAAACTTGATGATGAACTGGCAACAGCGGTAGTCCAATCCGATGGTCCAGATCACGAGATGGCTATGGATGCCGCACAAGACGATTATGAAGAAGGTACAAATACTGAAGCAGACGAATTAGCAAGAATTAGAGAACTTGCTAACATTGAAGAAGAAACATATGATGGTGATGACTTTTATAATGCATATGGCGAACTATGGTTTAACGAAGACGAAATTGTAGACGAGGCAGAGTATCAAGGACGTAAAGTTAAACTGGGCAAGCCTATGCAAGGCGATGTAAAGAAGTTTAAAGTATATGTAAAGAATCCTAAGGGTAACGTTGTTAAAGTTAACTTTGGTGATCCTAACATGAAGATTAAAAAGTCTAACCCTGCACGTAGACGCTCATTCAGAGCAAGACACAACTGCGATAATCCAGGTCCAAGACATAAGGCAAGATATTGGTCTTGCAGGAAGTGGTAATATGAAATTCGACGATATTTTAAATAGAGAAGATAATCCATCATATGATGTACCAAGCGATTTGCTTTGTCATATGAGAGATGATGCTACATTTTATAGACAACTATATTATCCAACAATGGCTAAGTGTCAAGAATGTTACAACAAAGGTGACTCTGATAAACCAATTGAATTTATTTTACCTATGATTAACAAAGGTGTTGATCATTATGTAAAAAAATATGATATTGCACAAGATCCAAACAAATTAATAACAATGGATGAACGTAAATCACTTGCAGAAATGATTTACGAAGAGGAAGTAGATGCGTTTAAAGAAGGCGAGTACTAATGTTTTTAAGAGAACTATTTGAAGCATCAGGAAAAGAAGTAAGTTTTGCTTTGGGTAGACTTAATCCTGCAACAACAGGACACGGATTACTTGTTGAAGCACTTAAACAAGGTCCAGGTGATGCAATACTTTTCTTAACAGACAGAGCCGCAAAACTTCCAACAGATCCTCTAAACCCAAATGAAAAATTAGATTGGGCTCGAAAAAGTTTTCCAGATATCAAAATAGAACTATCAAAAAATATTATGTTTGCCGCAAGTGATTTGTATGCAAGAGGTTACAGAAGTGTAACATTTTTTGAAGGTGAGGATAAGTTAGGCAAACTATTAGAAAAATACAACGGTGTTGAAAGAGATCACGGATTCTTTGATTTTGAAGAGATTAAGTTTGAAAGATTATCACGTAATCCAGATGCAGATGATGCAACAGGAATGAGTGCAAGTAAAATGCGTCAAGCAGTTATGGACAATAACTTTGAAGCATTTAGTAAAGGTGTTACCAAGTCCGCACAACCTTATGCCAAAAAGATGTTTGACAATTTGTCAACAATACTTGGTAGTAAGGAAGAACAAGTAGAAGAAAATGTTTTATCTGTTGCAAGTGGAGTTTTCAAAGTAGGTAAGTTTTTATGGAGTAACAAGTGGTTAATTACTTTTAGTATTGCGGCATGGAAGGGTATTAGTTGGATTTCAGATGCTATCGAAGCAGTACAAGAATATTTAGATAATCCTATTGTAAAAGGTTTGTTAAAATATGGTTTACCAGCAGTTGGTGTAGCGATGGCATTGTATGGTGGAAAGAAACTGTATGATGAACTTGTTGCCGCTGACGGCGATAAGGGTAAAATGAAAGACGTAGTTGAAAACTTTAAGCCAGATGAAAAACATATTAGTGATTTAGAAAAAGAATTAAGAGCAGAACTTAAGGCGGCATAATGGATATAGAAACTCTTAAACAATTAGCAGGTGTTGGCGAATACAGTTTTAAAGGTTTAACTGTCGTTGATGAAAACTTATCTATTACAGGCACTGAAAAAAGACGCATTGAAAGAGAAAAAGGAATCAAACCTGGAGATCCAGATTGGTTTAAACTATGGTTTAGTTTACCGCACATGACTGGTGGTATGCCTCAGTTTAGAGGACGTAAAAAATGAGATTTCTTGATATAAAAGAAAATGGCGGTCGTGTTGTAAAAGGTGTTAACACTACACCCGATGTTGGCGTTGATGCTATTAAGAAACAAGCGGCCAAGTTTGGTAATACTGTAGACAAGGACGGTCGTCCACCCACACTATCAAAAAAAGTAAAAGGTTCTAAAACAAATGTACTGTTTAATTTAGGCATGGCTGAAAGTGTTGAAGAACGTTCATTAACCAAAGGCGAAGAAAAAGATAAAGAAAAATACGTCAAGGGTATGAAAAAGAACAAGAAAGATTTTAAAAAACGCTACGGCGATGATGCTGAAGCAGTCATGTATGCTACAGCAACTAAGATGGCAAAAGAATCCAAACTTGACGAACTTAAAGGTAAAGAACTATCAAGTGATTCAGAAATTTACGTAGACATGGACGGTGTTCTTGTAGACTTTTTCGGCGAATGGACTAAGATGATGGGTGTTAGTGATTGGAAACAAATTAAAAATGTTGATCAAGCACTACAAAAGATTAGAGATACAGATGATTTTTGGTTGAAACTAAAACCTACTGCAAATGCAGATAAACTTTTAAGTATTATAAAAGATATCAAAGGTGAATACAATATTCTATCTGCTCCATTAGCAAATGATGATAGAGCAGAACCACATAAACGTGAATGGGTTAAAAACAACTTAACAGCATTTCCACCTAAGAAAGTTATTATTACTACAGATAAACAAGCATATGCAAAAAATCCGGACGGCACACCTAATATATTAATTGACGACTTTGGTCAGAATGTAAGCAAGTGGGAAGCATCTGGTGGCGTAGGATTCAAACACAAAGATCACAAGTTTGAAAGAACTGCTTCAAGTTTAAAAGATTATTTTAACAAACCAGCAGAAGAAGATACAAATGAAATTATGGGATTCACTGTTGGTCGTAGTCCTAAACGTGCAACTATTAAAAAGAAACGTGAACCTGAAGAACTAAGTGTAGCAGATAAAGTAAAAGCAAGAAGAGCCGCGGCGGCACGTGGTGATAAAGATGCATACACACATAAGTTTAATAAAAAAACAGATGAAGGTGACTTAATACCTAATCCTAAAAATACTACAATAGTTAAATCAGATGCAGACTATGATTTTGTGAAACTTGGCACTAACATGGCTAATATTAAAAATGTTGACAAATCTGATATGAATCCAGACGATCCAGATATTATGGTACAGTTTTATGGTGGAGACAAAGAAAAAGTATATATGTTAAAACAACTAAAACGTCTTGGTTATAAGGTACAAGATGGTGACGGTTATAATGATGCACAGTATGACGAACAATACAGTGATGATCCTAATGCATATAGACTTATCATTAATTTAATCCCTGAAAACTTTGCCGACAGTAAAAAAAAGGGTAAATCACGTCCAGGGCGTGTCAAAAAAGCCGGAGCAAGTTGCAAAGGCAGTGTAAGTAGTTTAAGAGCAAAAGCAAGTAAGTATGGTGGTGAAAAGGGTAAAATGTACCATTGGTGTGCTAACATGAAGGGCGGCAAAAAAGGTAAATAGTAATATGAAACTGAGAGAACTAACAACAAACGAAGCAAACCCTTTAGACGCTATGAAAACTGGTGCTCAAAAGGCGGCTGGTGCAGTAAAAGCGGCGGCTGGCAAAGTAGCACAAAAAGGTGCTGATGCGGCTGTAGGCGCAGTAGCAAATGCTACTGGTGCTTCAAAAGGTGATGTTAAAGCGGCGGCACAACAACAAGGTGGCGTTGCAGGTAAAGTTGCTGGTATGGCTTCAGGTGCTGATCCTAAAGCACAACAAAAAACAGCACAGGGTGCAAAGATGGCAGGCGCGGCTATGGGTGCTAAAGGTGGTTCGGGTGCTATGATGGCAAAGGGTTTAGATAAACTTGCATCAGGCGGTGCATTACAAGGTAACCTTGCTAAACAAATTGCTCCATTTGCAAAACAATTAACAACTATTCTTGGTGATCAAGCAATGCGTCAGAAGTTTATGATGTTGGTAAAACAAGCAGAAAAAGGTGCGGCTAAACAACAAGCGGCTCCAGAATCATCTAACTACACACCTACCAAAGACAAAGATGATTACAATGCTAAGAAAAAAGCAATCCAAGATTTACAAGCGGATCCAAATACTTCAAAAGATCCAGAACTTAAAAAAGAATTAACAAAACGTAAAGCGGCACTTGACAAAGACAAGCCGGTAGACGAAGCAGACAGCATTATGCAATTAGCAAAATTAGTGTCTGGAGCATCAAACACACAGCAAACTCAAGCATCAGACTTTGCTAACGAAATGAAAGCACTTGCAGGTATTAAAGAAGTAGCAACAGCAGGCGCAACATCAGCAGGTAACATTGCTTCAGTGGCAAATCCACTACAAGCATATGGACACAGACCAAAAGATGAAAAAGGTTTACCTAAAGCACCACAAAAGAAAAAGGCAGACGGTACAGCAATAAATGCTTTAGACATGGGAAATAATTTAATGGGCGGTACAACCGTAAAGAGGAACTAACATGAGAGAGAAACACTTGAAAGAAGGTTTAGCAGATTTAGCATACAAGGCTGAATCAGATCACGAAGTACAAATGGCACGTGCAGAACTGTACAAAATTGCCAAGTATGCTATTAAGATGCATGATATGCTTAAAGGTGTTGAAGAACGCGAAGGACTTGAAGGTTGGGTGCAAAGTAAAATTACTAAAGCCGCTGACTATATGGGCAGTGTTTATCACCATATGGATTACGAACAAAAATTTGACGAAGTACAAGAAGCAAAAAAAGCAAAACCAGACTTTCTTGACGTTGACAAAGACGGCGATAAAAAAGAGCCAATGAAGAAGGCTATCAAAGACAAAAAAGAAAAGAAAGACGAATCTTATAAATCATCTTTAGAATCTATGTTAGAAGACGCATTAGGTCTTTGCTCTGATTGCGGTAACCCAAGTTACACTACACTCCCAGAAGAAAAGCAAAAAGGTGTTGACGGCAAAGTATGCTGGAAAGGCTACAAGCGTATGGGCACTAAGAAAAAAGGTGGAAAGACTGTAGACAACTGCGTTAAGATGTAATGAAACGCATCGAACTTCTCGAAAAATCTAAAATCTACGAAAAATGGAGCAACAAGTACAAACGCTCTATAAACTGTTCTAACCCAAAAGGGTTCTCTCAGAAAGCACACTGCGCCGGTCGTAAAAAGAAAAAATAATAAATACATATAGATTAACTTACTAAGGAGTCTTATGTCTTTTCTCGTACATAGCCTACCACCTGTAGAAGTATATGTAAAAAAAGAGTACCTATACGATCATCAAAAAGGTCATGGCGAACTAACTCCAGGTATATGGATATCTGTAAAAAGTATTGAAAGTAGAGCATTCTACTTTGAAACATTGCTAACAGAATACGGCGCATTATACGACAAACTACCTATTTCAGCATTTGTTTGGAAAGAAGATTACGATAAAGATAATCAACTTCCATTAGATACACTACAAATATGGGATTGCTTTGATTACGACATTACAGTAATTAAAAAGCCTATGTTATGCGACTGTGAATTCTTTGGTAAAGATAGAAAAATGCATAAGGGAGAATATGTATTTACTATTGATAGTTGCCACAGAGATAAAAATACTCTTAACACAAACTTTTCAGAACACGATCCCGAACACAAAACATTTAACGTTATCAAACTTGACAATGGACAGTTTGCCGCTCAACCAAATAATAGAGTTGTTTGGACTGATCAGAGTCTTGTAAACCCAAGTGCTAAAACTCCAGACTTCAAAGTATGCACACAAAACTACACAGTTGAAAATACACCCAAGTGGAGTGTAGGACACACAGACGATTGGGCATACAAGTCAAAAGACGAGACCCTCGATACATAAACGCATAAGTATTTTTACACACTGAAAGGTACACTATGCGAAAGTTAAAAGTTTACGGCACTGATGATGCTGTATACAGAGTTTTCATAAACAACAAATTAGAAGAATCCTGCACTGCAAATTTAATTTACGAATTTGAAACAGATACTACCCTACACGATAGTTACAATATACGTATTGAAGTTATCCAAGGTACAGTTACGTTAGAAAAATGTTTGGTAGATTATCCTGCAATTATCAATGGTAAGAAAGGCAAAGTAACATTTGACCAACCCATTGATAATCCAATGTATACTTGGAATGGACAAGAACTTATCCAAAGACCTTTTCCAATTAAAATACAAGCAAAAGATACAGTTGAGTTTGAGCAGTTAATGTTTAACGGTCCTACACTGTTTGATATTACAGTAAAAGAAGGAACAGACCTTGGTTCAAGTTTATATATTGGTAATTTGATTACAAAAGAATTTATTCCAGAGTTATTAAACATACAACCAATTTATGCTTACGAACCAAAAGATCATAACATTTGGTCAAACCAGTCATTAGAAAATCTTGTTAGCGATGTCACAAAAAGATTGACATCTTAAAATTTAGAATATATAATTATAAAACTAAATTAACAATTTAACAACAGGAAATTTATGACGTTAAAAGGTAGTAAAACAGCAGACAATTTAAGAGCCGCGTTTCAGGGTGAGTCAGAAGCCAACAGAAGATATCTTTACTTTGCTCAAAAAGCAGATATTGAAGGCGCGAATGAAGTTGCACAAGTATTCAGATCAACCGCAGAAGGTGAAACCGGTCATGCACATGGACACTTAGAATATTTAGAAGAAGTAGGTGATCCTGCAACAGGCGAACCTATCGGAAGCACAGAACAAAATCTTTCTTCAGCAGTGCAAGGCGAGATACATGAGTACACAGATATGTACCCAGGTATGGCTAAAACTGCAAGAGAAGAAGGTTTTGAAGAAATTGCAGATTGGTTTGAAACATTAGCAAAGGCTGAAAAATCACACGCTGGTAAATTCCAAAAGACGTTAGACGCTTACAAAGGAGTATAATTATATGTCAAGCAGAACATACGGAGCCGACGAAAAAGCCAAACTTGAAAGATTGGTCAACGAAGGTGCAAACGTAATGAGAGAAGTAGAAGACTTACAAGAAGGTTTAAAGGAAACTGTAAAAGCAGTATCACAAGAACTTGATATCAAAGCAAGTCTTATTAACAAGGCAATTAAGATTGCACACAAAGGTGATTGGAATAAAGTTGCTGACGAGTTTGATGATCTTGAAACTCTTGTAGTTACTGTCGGCAAGGACAAGTAGTTTGCAAAAAATAAAAGACTTTTGGATAAACAGTTATCGCTCTGATAAAACAGCATTTTGTTTTGAATTAGTTAGTTTTATTTTCACTGTAGGAGCAAGTCTTACATTAGCGATAACAGCCAGAGATCCTAATATGTTGTATGTATATCCCGGTTTCTTTATTGGGAGTATAACACAAGCCTATGCCGCATATAGACGTGGAGCGGCTTGGGTAATGTTACTAACAATGTATTTTAGTTGTGTAAATGTATTTGGATATGGTGTAGCAACAGGTTGGTGGTAATATGGACATTGCTAAAATAGATAAATGGTTAGATACACATTTAGAAGAATTAGCAAAAGGACGATGTCCTTGGGCCAATAGCGATGTTTCAAGGATACACACTGATCAATACTTAGACATAATGAAAGCAATGTTTGAGTTTCCAAAAGACAAACACGCAGTATTGGTTGTTCTACACGATGTAGAATTTCCAGATGAAGGAAAAGAACTGTTTGGTTTGTGTCGAACACAATACTTTTTGGATAGAAACTTACTTTTTATTGAGTACAAGTATATGGATTATGAAAATGATCTAAATGATCCCACAATTAGATTATTTGTAATACAAAAATTAGATGAAACAAAAGAAGCAAGTAACAAATTATTAGAAAAGGGATATTACAAACAGTATCCTGAAAACAAACAATTTCGGAAGATTAGAGGCCAAAATAATGAAATATATAGTTGACATTGACAATACAATATGCTATACTACAGATAGTGATTATGAGAATAGTAAACCTATTATTGAACGTATTGAACATTTCAACAAACTTCATGATGAAGGCCATGAAATACATTACTGGACAGCAAGAGGCGCAAATTCACATTTGGATTGGAGACAAATCACACAAAGGCAATTAGACGAGTGGGAAGTAAAATATGATTCTATTATGTTTAACAAACCACATTATGATATATGGATAGACGATAAGGCACAAAATGACAAAGAATACTTTAAGAGAAATAAAAACACAGCCTAAACCATATCAATGGTTGGCTTGGACAGGCACAGCGATATTATTAATTGCCGCTACAATGGCCGCTTTTAATATGTATCCATACTATAGTTATGCATTTACTGTTGCTAATGGTATTTGGGTAGCAGTAGGTATACTTTGGAAAGAAAAATCGTTGATTATTTTAAACGCAGGCCTTACAATAATATATATTGTAGGTTTGTTACAAGATGGTATACTTGGCCATTAATCAAGTTAACTTGGTATTTGCCAGCCTAAAATGGCATAGGAGAGACAATGAGTTATGTAGATGCATTTTTTGATCGCAACGCAGATATTATTCGTGTTGTAGAACGTAAAGAAGGTAAACGATCGTTTACTGAATATCCTGTCAAGTACACTTTTTACTATGGTGATCAACGTGGAAAATATAAAAGTATTCACGGTGAGCCATTAAACAGAATTGTTTGTAAAAACACAAAAGATTTTCGCAAAGAATTAGCAATTAATAAAAACAAAGAACTTTATGAAAGTGATATAAATCCTATCTTTCAATGTTTGAGTGAGAATTATCTTAATCATGATGCTCCTAAACTAAACATTGCGTTCTTTGATATTGAGACAGACTTTGATCCAGAGCGTGGCTTTGCTGATCCAAGCGATCCATTTATGCCTATCACTGCAATATCTGTACACTTACAGTGGATGGAAACACTCGTTACTCTTGCAGTTCCACCTAAAACACTTACAATGGAACAAGCACAAGAACAAGTTAAAGATTTCCCCAACACACACTTGTTTGCAGACGAAGCAGATATGTTAAAAACATTCCTTGATCTAATACAAGATGCAGATATTATTTCGGGTTGGAACAGTGAAGGTTATGATATTCCGTACACAGTTAATCGTGTACAAAAAGTTTTAAGCAAAGATGATACAAGACGTTTTTGTTTGTTTGATCAATTTCCTAAAAAACGTGAATACGAAAAATTCGGAAGACAACAAGAAACCTATGACCTAATAGGCAGAGTGCATTTAGATAGTTTAGAATTATATCGTAAATACACATATGAAGAAAGACATACTTACAGACTTGATGCCATTGGTGAAATGGAAGTTGGTGAACGTAAAACAGTTTATGAAGGTACCCTCGATCAACTTTATAACAATGACTTCAGAACGTTCATTGAGTACAACAGACAAGACGTTGCACTACTGGACAAGTTGGACAAAAAACTAAGGTTTATTGATCTTAGTAACGAACTTGCACACGCAAATACTGTTTTGCTACAGACAACAATGGGTGCTGTTGCAGTTACAGAACAAGCAATTATCAACGAAGCACATCACAGAGGTATGCAAGTACCTAACAGAGTAAAACGTGAGCCAGGCAGTGATCCTGCCGCAGGTGCTTATGTTGCATTTCCTAAAGTAGGTGTACACAAATGGATTGGTTCAATGGACTTGAACTCACTATATCCGAGTGTTATTCGTGCATTGAATATGGCTCCTGAAACAGTGATAGGCCAACTACGTCCAGATATTACAAACAAATATGTAGGCGAACAAATGAACTTGAAGAAAAAGTCATTTGCGGCGGCTTGGGAAGGTCGTTTCGGAACTATGGAATATGATGCAGTAATGGAACAACGTAGAGATGTTAGTATTACTGTTGACTGGGAAAATGGTCAATCAGATGTAATGAGTGGTGCACAAGTTTACAAAATTTTGTTTGATAGTAACAATCCTTGGATGATTAGTGCTAACGGTACTATCTTTACATATGAATTTGAAGGTGTTATTCCAGGTCTACTTAAACGTTGGTATGCAGAACGTAAAGATATGCAGGCAATGAAAAAGAAAGCCATTGATGCAGGAAACAATGCAGAAATAGAGTTTTGGGACAAAAGACAACTTGTTAAAAAGATTAACCTAAATAGTTTGTATGGTGCTATTCTTAATCCTGGTTGCAGATTCTTTGATGGACGTATTGGTCAGTCAACTACACTCACAGGCAGACAAATTGTAAAACATATGTCCGCAGAAGTAAACAAAGTTATTACAGGTGAATACAACCACGTAGGTAAAAGTATTATCTATGGTGACACTGACTCTTGTTATTTTAGTGCATATCCTGTGCTTAAACAAGACATTGATGCAGGTAGTATTCCTTGGGGTAAAGACAATGTAATTAAACTGTATGATCAAGTTTGTACAGAAGCAAACAAATCATTTCCTAAGTTTATGATTGATGCATTTCATTGTCCTAAGACACGTTCAGATGTAATTGCGGCAGGACGTGAGATTGTTGCTGAATCAGGTTTGTATATCACAAAGAAAAGATATGCGGCACTAATTTATGACAACGAAGGTGAACGTGTAGATGTTGATGGCAAACCAGGCAAAGTAAAAGCAATGGGCCTTGATCTCAAGCGTTCAGATACTCCTGTGTTTATGCAAGACTTCTTAAGTGAACTATTACTTAAAGTGTTGCAGTTTGAAAGTGAAGATAGTATTTTAGATCGTATTACTGAATTTAGAACTGAATTTAAATCACGTCCTGGACATGAAAAGGGTTCGCCTAAACGTGCAAATAAAATTGGACACTATCAGCGTCTTGAAGAAAAACAAGGAAAGGCAAATATGCCTGGACACGTAAGAGCAAGTATCAACTGGAATACTCTTAAGAAAATGAACAGTGACAAGTACTCGCAAGAGATTGTAGATGGTATGAAGGTTATTGTTTGTAAACTAAAACAAAACCCAATGGGTTATACAAGTGTTGCATATCCAGTAGACGAGATGCATTTGCCAGACTGGTTTAAGGAACTGCCATTTGATGGTGATGCTATGGAAGGTACTATCATTGACAACAAACTTGACAACTTGATCGGAGTGCTAAAATATGATTTAGAAAGCACAAAGACCAAGAATACATTTAACAACTTATTTGACTTTGGAGGATAAATGGCTACTCACGGTATGATAGACTTGGAGACACTTGGCGTTGAGCCTAACAGTGTTATTATGACACTTGGTGCAATTAAGTTTGATCCGTTCTCAGATACGGAGCCACATAGTGGATTATACCTGCGTGGTGATGTAGAAGAACAAACAGAAAAGTTCAACCGTTCAATTGATGATAATACTCTTGCTTGGTGGAGTAAACAAGATCAAGCAATACAAGATGAAGCATTCGGTGAACACACAGATAGAGTAGGTGTCCAAGCAATGCTTAAACAACTTAACAAGTGGGCAGTTGGCTTAGATTACATTTGGTGTCAAGGTCCTACGTTTGACTTTGTTATCTTACAGCATTTATACAAAGAAGCACAAAAGCCTGCGCCATGGAACTACTGGCAAATTAGAGACAGTAGAACACTGTTTGCTATGATGCCAAGTGATCCACGTAAAGCAATCCAAGAAAGTTTACACAATGCACTTGCAGATTGTTATTATCAAGCAAAGTGTGTTCAGCAATCCTATAAACATTTTGGAGTAAAAAAATGAAAGATGATCTAATGGTACAACAGCAAGTGTCTACTGTATGGCAACATATGGTCGGTGTTATCTGTTTAAATCTTGTTAATCGTCGTCAAACAAAGCCTGTACTTACAGAGTTTTTTAAACGTTGGTCAACTCCAGAATCATTACTATATGCTACACGCAATGAAATCGAAACAATGCTAAAACCATTAGGTATGCAACGTGTAAGAGCAGAACGTATCTATCGAATGAGTGAACAGTTTAAAGATTGGGATGGTGAAGATGCTACACAACTTTGTGGTATTGGCAAATACGGTAGTGACAGTTATCAAATCTTTTACAAAAATGATATCCCTACAGATGTACAAGACAAAGAATTAAAAAGATACATTAAGGAGGAAATAATAATATGAGAATATTACTAACAGGCAGTGACGGTATGATTGGTTCAGAACTTAAAAAGTACTGGGCAGGATTACACACTGTTATACCAATTGATATTAAATCGGGTAATGACTTACTTGATTGTGATTTAAATTATGAAGTAGATGCAGTAGTGCATTTAGCGGCTATGAGTGGTGTAAGAAAAAGTCTTGAAGTTCCACAAGAATATTTTGATAATAATGTTGTGGCTTCAAATAGATTGTTTAAAGCATTTCCAAAGGCGAGAATTTTATATGCAAGTTCAAGCACTGCAAAAGAACCAGAAAGAAATCCATATGCAATGTCAAAATATGTTGCAGAACGTATTGCACCAAAAAATAGTTTGGGTATGAGATTTACAACTGTCATTGGTGGTTCAGGCAGAGATTATATGTTTATACCAAAATTATTAAACAATGAAGTTACATTCATTAACGTAGATCATAAAAGAGATTTTATACATATATCTGATGTGTGTAGAGCAATTACTCAATTGTTAGAAAATGATTTAACAGGAGTAATTGATGTAGGAACAGGTATGTCAAGACCTTTATCAGATTACTGCAAAGCAGTAGGTTTAGAAAATTATGAAAAAAGAACTGGCGATGAACATGAACGTAAAGACAATGTCGCAGACATTAGCCATTTATCATCAATTGGTTGGAAACCACAAATTGATGCATTAGAGTTTGTTAGCCAAGAGAAAACACTTGACAAATCATAATTTTCTAAATATAATAGTAACAATAGGAGATCAACCATGAAAGACATTTTACAAGACATCGTTGCCCATACACACTCGTTAGGATTTCTTAACATTGTGAAGGTAACAAACGAAACTGATACTACCATCGAATCAATGGCGGAAGATAGATCAGTTATCCTTAGTTCTAAGACTAAGAATTCAGTAAACGAATTTGCAGGTACATTTGGTATGCCTAACTTAGATAAGTTAGCATTGCATTTAAAATGTCCTGAATATCAAAAAAATGCAAAGATTACTGTTGAACAAGCAGATCGCAATGGCGAAACTGTTCCAACACACATTCACTTTGAAAACGAAGCAGGTGACTTTGAAAATGATTATCGCTTTATGAACAAGCAGATCATTGAGGAGAAACTTAAGACTGTTAAGTTTAAAGGTGCAAGTTGGGACGTAGTAGTTGAGCCAAGTGTGGCGGCTATTCAACGTATGAAGTTTCAAAGTTTAGCACACTCTGAAGAAACTGTGTTTACAGTTAAAACAGAAAACAACAACCTTGTGTTTAGTTTTGGTGATGCGTCACAACACGCAGGTTCATTTGTATTTCATCCAGATGTACAAAGTAGTTTGAAACACGCATGGGCGTGGCCTGTAGCACAAGTACAAGCAATTCTAAATCTTGATGGTAAAGTTACAATGAGCATTTCAGATCAAGGTGCTATGCAACTTACTGTTGACAGTGGCTTAGCAGAATACAATTATATTTTGCCAGCACAAACAAAGTAATTATTAGGAGATTAGTTTGAATACTGACTTAACAAAAGAACAGAAAGACTACGCAATCTTCTTGCCTGCCATTAGTGGCTTTTATGCTACGTTTATTGGTAAGCAACGTAAAGAAGAATATGTAGACAAAAGTCGTATTCCTTTTCCTAACAATGAAATGGAAGGCCTTAACTGGTTCAACAAGCAACACGGATTGTTTAACTATCACTGGAGTTTATATTCCGCAGGACACGCAGAACTTGATGTAAACAAGGACTCACCTAAAGAAGATATGATTCGAAACAGAGATCGTAACAACAGTTGGTTGTTAGGTGACTCAGGTGGTTTCCAAATTGGTAAAGGAGTATGGGAAGGTGATTGGAAAGATCCTAACTGTCCTAAAGCAAAAAAGAAACGTGAGCAAGTTCTTGCGTGGATGGATGCGTATATGGACTATGGAATGATCCTTGATATTCCGGCCTGGGTAGCACGTTCTCCAGAAGGTGCAAAGGCAACTGGTATTGACAACTATCAAGATGCTGTAAATGCTACACGTATTAACAATGACTACTTTATGAAAAATAGAAGTGGTGCTTGTAAGTTCTTAAATGTATTACAAGGCGAGAATCATGCTGACGCAGAAGATTGGTATCAGCAGATGAAAGATTACTGTGATCCTAAAGTATATCCTGACACACATTTTAATGGTTGGTCGATGGGTGGTCAGAATATGTGTGATATTCATCTTGTGTTAAAAAGACTTGTAGCATTGCGTTTTGATGGATTGCTTGAAAAAGGCAAACACGACTTTATGCACTTCTTAGGTACTTCAAAACTTGAGTGGGCAACACTACTTACAGATATTCAAAAAGCAGTTAGGAAATATCATAATGAAAACTTTACTATCACATTTGATTGTGCTTCGCCTTTCCTTGCAACCGCTAATGGACAGATCTACTGTGAACTTGAAACTCAGGACAGAAAAAAATGGGTTTATAGAATGGTTCCAAGTATCGACGATAAAGCACTTGCAACAGATACAACACCCTTTGGTGATGCATTTGTTAGAGAAGGCAAACATAGAAGTTTCTTAAACAGTCCTATTACACAGAATTTAAAAGCAAAAGATGTTTGTATCTATGCACCAGGCGACCTAAATAAAATAGGCAAAGAAGGCAAGACATCGTGGGATAGTTTTTCTTATGCGATCCAAATGGGTCATAATGTATGGAGTCACATTAATGCAGTACAAGAAGCAAATAGACAATACGACAACGGAATATTTCCAGCAATGCTTGTCGAAGAGCGTTTTGACAGGTTATTTTTTAGAGATATTGTGGAAGCAATATTTGCAACGTCAAGCCGAGATGAAGCAAACGCAGTCATAGAAGAGTTTAATAAGTTTTGGATGTCAATCATTGGTACACGTGGTGCCACTGGTAAAAAAACAGTCAATGCACAAACCCAATTCGGAAATTTATTTGAGGAGGCATAAAATGGCAAAAGCAAGTAAGAAAATCGAAAAACTAAAAGAACATCATGCATGGTATGATGAGAAAGTAAAAGAACTTGAAGACGAAAGGAACCATGATAGATCTTTTGTACACAAAGGTCTTTTACTAAAGTTAAAGAAAACTAAACTGGCAATTAAAGATCAAATTGAAAACTTAATGAAGGAATTTCAAAAGTGAAACGTGATTATTCAGATGGTGTAGTTAAAGATGATGTTGTATACTTCACAGGGTACGAAGTAGAAAAAACACCAGCATTTGAAATGGATACACTATTTGTCGTAGGATGTCCTCCATTAGATGAAGTTTTAGAACGTGCAAAAAAACATCATGTAGATCATATCTATCTTGGTGCTAATCAAAGTTTTGCAGTTACATTACCATACGGAGATGATGCTACTAACAAAGCATGGGATACTCTTGTATATGGTTTGCTTAAAGAAGGTTATATGGTTACATTAGACTATGATGTAAAATATCATGAGTATGTTTTGGAAGCAGGCTATAATGAACAAAGCAAGTTTATTAGTCAAATTAGTGTAAAACTTCCTTATATTGATCATCTTAATTACAATGCTTGTATTAAAATTGATGACAAGGACTTTAAGGCATCTAATGCTGGAGTTTGGATTCATCAGGTACATGACTTACAAGACCGTTCAAAATTTACAGATTGGTCCAAATATGAAAACGATAATCCGGTTGACAAACAGGACGAAAGGTAGTATAGTATGAGTATAACTGATACAATGATGAAAGAAGCAATGTCAAAAGAAACACACGAAAAGATTATGAGAACAGCAAAAAGAATGATTTGGGTAACGTTCCGCAAGGAAGGTATCCACAAGTATCCTGCGGCCTTAGATGATCCTAAGTTAGCAACAGGTGATTGGGACGATGTGTCATTTTTAGGTTATCCACACAGACACATATTCCATTTCAAGGTCGGTATCACTGTAACACACAACGACAGAGATATTGAATTTATTCAATTTAAACGATGGATGGAGAAACTGTATAGCGAAGGTACATTAAATTTAGATTATAAATCATGTGAAATGATGTCAGATGATCTTTATGAAAAGATCGCTGAAAAATTCCCGGGCAGAGAAGTACATATCGACATCAGTGAAGATGGCGAGAATGGTGCCCATATCGAGTACGCAAAATACTGAGGAGTATTATGAAATGGCGATTAAGTATGATCGTGAAACGTATAACAAGATCTTTAGTGATCTTGAAACATTCAAAGAGTTTTGTGCGAGTTCTTGGGTGTTAGGATACCATCGTGCATACAAGTTCGACGAACGTGACTTGTATAATAATAAAAGTGAAGCGTGGCGTAACTTTTGCAATTTTAAGATAGGCAAGCGTCCACGTCCTAACTTTAAAAAGAAGTTCAACAGGAGACATTAATGACAGTTTATATTGTAGATATTGAAGCAGTAGATACACGCTACACCAAGCAGTGGAAAGAACATCTTCCAAAGCAACTTCAACGTGCTACAAATATGGACGTCAAAGTCATTAGTGGAGGAGAGACGCCTCAGGCTACAACACCTGGGGCGTTTCTTAACTTCGGTGGAACAAATGTTTACAAATCAAAACAACTTGAAACTATTGGAGAGATGTTTTGTAAAGGAGAAATACATGACGGAGATTATTTCCTATATACGGACGCTTGGAATCCGACTGTTATCCAACTTAAATACATGGCTGAGTTACTGGGGTGTAACATTAGAATCGGTGGCCTTTGGCACGCTGGTAGTTATGATCCTCATGATTTCCTTGGCAGGCTTATAGGTGATAAACCTTGGGTTCGTCATGCAGAACAAAGTATGTATGAAGTGTTTGATGACAACTTTTATGCTACACAATTTCATATAGATTTATTTGCATCAAGTTTTGTGATAGACCCAAGTAAAACTAAACGTGTTGGTTGGCCTATGGAGTACTTAAACAATAGTTTTAGTATGTATCAAAATATGCCTAAGGAAAACCTAATACTATTTCCACATCGTATTGCTCCAGAGAAGCAAGTTGAAATTTTTAGAGATTTAAAAGAACAATTACCACAGTATGAATTTATTGTGTGTCAAGAACGTGAACTTAGTAAAAATGAATATCATAATTTATTAGGTCGTGCAAAACTTGTGTTTAGTGCTAACCTACAAGAAACACTTGGTATTAGTTGGTACGAAGGCGCACTTGTAGGTACTATTCCTATGGTTCCAGATAGATTAAGTTATTCAGAGATGGCATTAAAAGAATTCAAATACCCAAGTGAATGGACTAAAGACTTTGAGTCATATAAATTGAATAGAGGTCAGTTAATGGCGAAGATTACAAATTACATGGAAAATTACAAAGATTATATTATTCCTGTACAACACCAAGTACAGAAATTACAAACAGAGTTCTTTTCAGGTAAAGAATTATATAGGGCAATTAGTAATGGATAATGAAGACGATAAGTATTCTGTCACATATTCTACAGAAGGCAGTATTGATGGTATTGCTATAAACAAAGATAGTTTATCTGAAACAGATGGTACTTTTACTATTTCTCTTAACAATGATGAATATACATCAACATATGATTCGCCTTCTTTTTCGCCAACATATACTTTTGAAGATTACGATGCCGGTCCAGGAAAATGGCCAAACGAATACGAACTGGAAAAGATGATTGAAATATATCCAGCACTTAAAATTCAATACCAAAAGTTTATTGAAGTATACAACTTAGTCAAGGACGACTATAAAAACAGAGGTGATGATGAAATTCCTTTCTAAATTAATGGAACTATTAGGACGTAAAAGAACTATCTACGACAGAGATGGAAAGGTTCCGTATCTTATTAGATATTACATTTTTCTAAAAGACAGAAAGAGATTTCCTTTCAACATTACACTACATAAAATTCTTGTAGGAGATGAACCTACATTACATGATCATCCTTGGAGTTATGCTACACTTATTTTAAAAGGTGGATACTGGGAACACATTCCGTTACACAATGAAACCACAGGTGGCGTAGTAGGTAGCACCAGAGTGTGGAGAGGTCCTGGACACTTTCGTTACAGAACAGCAGATGATCTACATTGGTTAGAACTTGCCAAGGACAAAGACGGAAACGACATTCCTTGCACAAGTTTATTTTACATGGGTCGTAAACAAAAAGAATGGGGATTCCTTCCATACGTTGATACGGAAGACATGGATCGTGGTTACAAGTGGATACACAATGAGAAGTATTTAGGTATTGGAGCAAAGCATGGAGATTAAACGCACAGAATATTTTGGTGGTTTAATCAAAACATATGACAATGTCTTCAATCCTAAGGTTATACAAATTCTTGAAAACGAAATACAAAATTTAAGTTTTAAATGGGGTACCAGAGATAACCCAGATCAACCTCCTACAGGTTTACAATGTTTTGAATTTGAACATACACATACATGGTCAACTATTTGGAATGTTGTGCAAGAAAAATTAGAAGATCTTGAAGGTTTAGAATACCGTAGAAGTAATTTAAACTTTTTTGCAACAGGAGAAGATGCATACTATCACAAAGATGATTGTGATTGGACACTTTTATATTACTGTAATAGCAAATGGCAACCTGACGAAAAAGGAGAAACTAAGTTTTTTATTACAACTGAAGACTTAGAAGGTTATGAACTTAAAGATGTTCAAGGAAATACAAATCCACTTGTAATTAGTGTTGCACCTATTCCTGGACGCTTTTGCTTTTTTAAAAGCAGTATCAACCACAGTGCTACTGGTTTTAGATCAAGTGCAAGATTTGTTCCTGCACTTAAATTTGTTAATGCAGGTTTCGGAAACGGAACAGGTATTATTGTAGAAAAAGGCAATCAAGACTTAATAGAAATTAGGAGGGGTCATGATTAAGAAACACTTTTATAGTTGGCAAGACGTAGAACGTATGTGTGTTAGCATTGTAAATCAAATGTATAAGGACAATTGGCGTCCTGATTATATTGTAGGCATTACACGTGGTGGTAATGTACCTGCAACTATTATTTCAAACATGACAGGCATACGTTGTGAAGCACTTAAAGTAAGTCTACGTGATGATAACAGAGATAGTGAAAGTAATCTTTGGATGAGTGAAGATGCATTTGGTTATCCTGACAGCGATGCTGATGATAACAAAAAGAACATTCTTATTATAGATGATATTAACGATACCGGTGCTACATTTAAGTGGATTATAGAAGATTGGCAATCCAGTTGTTTGCCTCATCATGAGAACTGGGCAAACGTTTGGGGAGGTAATGTTCGCTTTGCAACATTGACAGAAAATTTAAGCAGTGAATTTGATAACGTACATTACTGGTGTCATGAAGTAAACAAAGCAGAAAAGGATGTATGGTTAGTATATCCCTGGGAAAATGTAGGAGAATACTAAAATGGCAACTCCAGAAGAAAAACAAGAACTCGTTGATACAATCAAAGGTCCTCGTTACTATCATATACAACTTTGGGGATATGGTGCAGAACACGCATATGCAAGTATTTCAAAAGAAGCACATGATTTTTGGAAGTCAGTAACTGATGAACATGGCTACAATGATCTTGTAAACTATATGCTGAACGCAGAAGAAGGTACATTTGATTTTGAAGATATAGACAGTGTACCACCAGAAGCAAACTTTCTAAGCGATGACGAAGAAGGCATAGGTGCTTGTAGTCAATGGTACGAAATGCCAAACGAATTCGAACATATACAGACTGTATCAACTGATAGTGCTAACATTGAAATAAACGAAGTAGATAGTGCTGAATACAACAGCAAACATCTTAACACTGTTGTTGAAAACGAATCGCTAAATGACTGGACAAACACTATTAGTGAAGAAACTGATTGGGAAACTGAAATTCTTGACGGTGTTGAGGATACCTATCCAGACAAAGGCACATACATTGTACAAATGCTTTCGTTAGAAAAAGGTACATTCTTTGATGGTATTGTAGAAACAGTTGGAGCATTTGATCCTAAAAAACTAAAAATACAGTACAGTGAAACAACAAATGGGGAAGACGTTGTGCGTGGTATTACATATGACGGCGTCGAAGTTGATAACAATGGCGGCGATACTAACGGAAAAGGTTTTAGTGCCGCTGTATGGAAACAGGAGTATTAATATGGAATTTAAAGATGTACCATGGAAAGATGTATTAATTGATACAAGAGATTATACAGTATTTCGTGATGGCTTTCCAGTTACAGAAGGTCACGTTCTTTTTGTACCTAAAGTAGAAGACTGGGAACATTTAGAAAAATGTTACAAAGCCGCATATGCTTGGGGTTACGATTGGGTCCAGAAAGGTTACTGTGATTCATATAACATTGGACAGAATGTTGGTAAGGAAGCAGGCCAAACTGTTATGTGGCCACACATACATTTAATTCCAAGACGCAAAGGTGATATGGCAGATCCTAAAGGTGGTGTACGTGGAGTTATTCCCGAAAAGCAAAAATATACAATTAGGGATTCAAAACAACCAAGGTTATTTCGAGATATAGGAGACTGTGTATAATGAGAACTGCCGTAATAGGTTGTAGTCATAGTGCAGGGTATAGTTACTCTCAAACCAAAGGTACACGTGATCGTTGGAATGATAACAACTGGGCAGAAATTTATATTAACAATCAAAATAAAGACGGAGTAATTTTTGCTTGTCCTGGTAGAGGTTGGTATGATTACAGTGAACGTCTTGCATTTCTATTTAAAAAATATAATGATATTGATGAAGTTATAATTCAACAAACATATTGGAACAGATATCGATTCGGATTTCAAAATCCGTGTCATTATGAAAACATAGTACCACTTGAACGTCATATGAATTTAGAAGAAACAAAAGGACGTATCGACTGCTACAATATCAATATGTGGCACAATGAAGGTAAAAGTTTTGACGGGGGCAGAATCACTGTTTCAGGAGACTATGCAATAAATCCGGCAATAGGTTTTACATTTGACCCTTTTGATATTCAAGACCCTAATCTACAACAAGAAGGATATCAAAGACTGAAGGCGTGGTATGAACTAATGACTGTTGTAGCACAAAGAAGTTTTTTCAAAGAAGTATATCTTTGGAATACACTCTGCAAAGAAAACAATGCAGAATTAAAAATCTTTGCCATTAACGAGGACACTTGGTTACCTAAAGATCTAAATATGCTTGGTGACTGTTCATATGGTAAAGTTACTAACCAAAACGTTAGAGAGTTTTTGGAAAGTAGAAGCAATGCAGGTTCATTCACAATTGATGACGAACACTACAATGTAGAGGCTCACCAATTAATTGCAAATGAATTTATCCCAAACATAGGAAAGGAATAAAAATGGCCTACGATAGAGAACTAATGAAAGAAGCAATGATCAAACACGCAGAAGGACATATTGCAAAGCACAAAGCAAATATTGAAGTATATTTCCATAATGCGGCAGGTGTTGGAGAACATCCTGATATTCTTGAAGCAATTGAAAAAGAATTGAACATTGTAGCAGAATATGATGATCAAATCGAAATGCTCAAAAAGTATTTTTAAGTGCATAATATACTTGACAAAAACCTAAATAAAGTATATAATGTAAACAATAATAGACATCCACGTCTATAACTCGGAGAAGTAAATTGAAAAAATATGAAGAAGTAACAAAACGTATCACAGACAATAACAAACGTTATTGGGCAGGAGATAATATATCAGAATATATTTTTAAAGGCGAAAAAGATATTTTGATAGATGAAGCAACAGAGGCTTTTGAATCTGTTCTTGATAGGTTGATCATTGATCGTCATAACGATCCAAATTCACAAGATACTGCAAGACGTCTTGCAAAAATGTATTACAATGAACTAATGAGTGGTAGGTATAACCCTATGCCTAATGCTACTGCATTTCCTAATCACATAGACGATGGATATAAAGGTATGTTGGTTGTTAGAAGTGAACTTAAAAGTGTTTGTTCACATCATCATCAGCCAGTAGGCGGTGTAGCATACATTGGTATTATTGCCGCCGATACACTTATTGGTTTATCAAAATACACAAGAATTGCACAATGGTGTGCAAGACGTGGTACACTACAAGAAGAACTTAATAATGATATTGCTCGTGAGATTATGAAATCAACAGGTTCAAAGAACGTAGGTGTATATGTTCAAGCAACACATGGTTGTTGTGAGAACAGAGGTATTATGGCAAAAAGTAGTTTAACACAGACAACTGTGCTTAAAGGTGCGTTTGCTGATGATCCAGGTACTAAAAAAGAATTTATGGATAATATCAAATTACAACAGGAGTTTGCACGTGATTAAGGAAGGCCCAATGAAATCGCATATAGAAAGATCTAAGGAAGGTGTAATCAAAGAGATTTACACTACCTACACTATCAAAGACGGACGTCTTGTAAAAGACACGTCTGTACGTCAATACCAAAAGGGTGGCGACTATAACGACTCATATTACAATGAGCCATTAGTACAGGTGAAAGAATGAAACTAAGATATAGTGAAGCATTTTATAGTGTGCAAGGAGAAGGACGCTTTGTTGGTGTTCCTTCTGTATTCTTAAGAACATTTGGTTGTAACTTCCGTTGCATGAACTTTGGTTTAGCAAGAGGTGAACCTATGCGTGATGAAAAACTTGCTAATGGTGTTAAACACAATAGCGAAGTCAAAGCATTGCTTGATGATGGTGTTACTGACAAAGTTAAGAAATTTGAAGACTTGCCTATTGTACATACAGGCTGTGATACTTATGCAAGTATCTATCCTGAGTTTAAGAAGTTTATGAACGATAGAACAGTTGACGAAGTTGTTGAGCATATTTTAAGTCTTACTCCGCAAGGTAAGTGGACAATGGATAATGGACAGGATGTTCATTTTATTTTAACAGGTGGTGAACCTTTGTTAGGGTGGCAAAGATTTTACGCCGAACTATTCGAACACCCTCGTATGGAGGATCTAAAAAATGTTACGTTTGAAACAAATACAACACAAACTCTCAGAGATGATTTCCGAGAATACCTTGAAACTCAAAACAGATTCAAAGTCACTTGGTCGTGCAGTCCAAAACTTTCCGTTAGCGGAGAGCCTTGGGATACTGCTATCAAGCCTGACATTGCTCGTAGTTACTACGACATTCCTAATAGTGATATGTATTTCAAGTTTGTGGTCGCTGATGAATATGATGTGGACGAAGTATCTAAAGCAGTTGATGCATTCCGCAAAGAAGGGATTGATTGCCCTGTATACGTTATGCCCTTGGGTGGCAGATCGGAAGAATACAAACTCAACACCAGAGGAGTCGCAACATTGGCAATGGAGCGAGGTTGGCGCTATACACCCAGACTACACGTCGACATCTTCGGAAATGCGTGGGGAACGTAAAGAACAAAAATCAAGCAAACCTCTTGATGATGAATTAAGAGAGAAAGGACTATTATGATGGATAAATTAAAAAATATGTTTAAAAAACCAAGCACGAATGAAAAAGAACTTTCACATCGTGACTTGATGATGAAAGAAAAAGAAGCCGCAACTAAGGCTAAGAAACCTTGGGTTGGTGTACTTGATACACAGGTTAACAAAGATAACATTCGCAATGGTTTCTTTGAACTTGATTGGAACAATGAATTTATTGAACAATTACTTGATGCAGGTTATTCAGGTGAATCAAATGAAGAAATTGTTGATATGTGGTTTAAAGATCTTGCAAGAAATGTTCTTGCTGACGAAGGACATGATCCCGATCGCGGTGCAGGATTTATTAACACAAAAAATATCGGCGACGGTAAATCGGAGGTTAAGTAATGTCGATAATTAGAATTAAAAGTTATCACCCACAAACAGAGTTTGCTCCAAGTTGGAATATTCCACTTTGGCTTACAAACTGGACTGATCTTGAACACGTGAATAAAATTCACGAGTGGATTGAAAAGAACGAAAAAACTATTCTTGATTATGAATATACTAATACTGGTGGCACAGGTTTAAACGAAAATCATATTACTACACGTTTTGGTAGATATAATTTGTTAGAACAAGACGAACCTGCTTTCAAAGAACTGTTAACCTTTTTAAGATATTCATATCTTGAATATGTACAGAAACAGCAATTAGAATTAAAAGACTTACAGATTGTTTGTTGGGCAAATATCTTACGCAAGGACGAAGGTATGGACTCACACGCACATGGTGCACAGCCTGATTCTTATCTAAGTGGTAATATGCACTTTGGAGATTATCATACAAACACTGTATATCATTCAAACTTTGATCCTGAATCAAAAATTGCACTACCTAATAAAAAAGGTGGATGTGTTATTTTTCCAAGTTGTACACCTCACTATGTAGAACCACATACAAGAGATGATGTTCGTATTAGTGTTGCATTTGATCTAAGGTTAACCAACAGTTTTGATCACAAAGAAATGAATGCTATTCCTTTTATGAACCAAGAAGTTCTAAAAGAAGTTCAAGAAAAAGCAAAACAACAGGTTGACAACACACCTAAAAAATAGTATAATATGACTATGGATTCGGAAAAGAACTATAGAATGGTTAAGACATTGGCAGAGAATTTTAAAGATAAACCTATGAAACGTAAAGTAGATACGTATGAATATGAATCTCTTGCTATGTGTATTAGAAGTGACCAAGTTCCAGCAAGTCATGTTGCAGAGGTTTTTACTGATCCTGCATTTTATAAATGGTACAGTGAAAAATATTTTAAGGATAAAAAATGAACTATATTCTTGTAGATACTGCTAATACTTTCTTTCGTGCAAGACACGTAGTACGAGGTAACCTTACAGATAAAGTTGGTATGGCTTTTCATATTACGTTGAACGGCATTAGAAAAGCATGGCAAGACTTCGACGGCAGTCATGTTATATTTTGTCTTGAAGGACGTAGTTGGCGTAAAGATTATTATGAGCCTTACAAAAGAAATAGAAGTGATGCTCGTGCGGCACTTACTGTAAGTCAGCAAGAGGAAGAAGAAGTATTCTGGGAAATGTTTGACGAGTTTAAAGACTTTGTTACAAACAAAACTAATTGTACTGTTTTACAACACCCGCAACTCGAAGCAGATGATTTAATTGCAGGTTGGGTTCAATCACACCCTAATGACAGTCACATTATTATTTCAACTGATGGCGACTTTGCACAACTTATTGCACCTAATGTACGTCAATACAATGGTGTACAGAATGTAACAATTACACATGAAGGTTACTTTGATGACAAGGGTAAATCTGTAATTGATAAAAAGACTAACGAGCCTAAGGCGGCACCCGATCCGCAATGGTTACTTTTTGAAAAGTGTATGCGTGGTGACACAAGTGATAACGTGTTCTCAGCATATCCTGGTGTTAGAGTAAAAGGCACTAAGAACAAAGTAGGCTTAAAAGAAGCATTTGCTGATAAAGATAGCAAAGGTTACAATTGGAATAACATGATGCTACAACGTTGGATCGATCACGAAGGTGTAGAACATCGTGTGCTTGAAGACTATCAACGTAATGTAACACTTTGTGATTTGTCTGCACAGCCAGATGAAATTAAACAAATCTTAGCACAGGTTATTTCAGATAATAGTAAGCCTAAAGAAGTTGCACAAGTTGGTGTAAAACTTATGAAGTTTTGTGCTAAACACGAACTTAATAGAATTTCAGAACAAGTGCAGAGTTACAGCGAACCTCTAAATGCAAGGTATGCATAATGGATTTTATTTGGCATATCTTACTTACAGTTTGTTTAGGATCAACTTGTATAGAACAAGATGTGCAACGTTTTGACTCTCAAATAGAATGTGAAAGTATGCTACCTGTTTACACAGAACTTCCTATTGATGGTGACTGGGATACTGTAAAATATGTGTGCAAACCAGTAGGATCATTATCAGTATGAGCGAATTACAAGACGAAAACTTTTTAGATGCATATGAATTAATTGGTTGTCCAGAGCCTGATGTAAAAGACTTTGTACACAGTTTACCTGTTAATTTAGGTAATAAACAAAGGTATGTACCAACAGAAGATTATCTACGTGAGGATGTAGCAAAAAGAATGGGTAAAATACTTGAAAAAGTAGTTGTCCAAAATATGTCAGTTGACGAAATTATTGGCTTAAATAACTTAGCAAATATGCCGGAGGATCCTTATATGTTTATGCGATTAAAAGACATTAGAGGAAAAGACGGTTACAAAGAAGCATATGTTAAGGAAATGCAATTACGTGATAAACGTGATTACAGAGAAAGAGAATTTCCTTTAGAGCCAATTCTTGAAGCAGTTGAAAACAGAACTTGTCGACCACCGTTAGTAATAGATTTAGATAGTGGAAGATACGTAATTGATGGCAGAACAAGATTGTATGCGGCTATAGCATCTAATAAAAGTTTAGATGTTAGAGTTGTGAATACTGAAACTTTTGGAGAAATGAATGACAAAAATTAAAGCAAACCCAATCGTAGCAGGAAAATTTTGGATTGTAGAAGAAGACGGCGAACGTATAGGAACTTTGTCTAAACAAGAAGATAAGTCATATATGTATTGTTGCAACACACATACAAAATTTTACGAAAGCGAAAAACAATTAACAAGGGATGTTGACATCGAATGGGGTATTAAAGATGCAACACCTGTAACTTCTGGTGATAAAGAAGTTCACGGTTATAAAACATCTTGTGTACCACACAATTCAATGTATGATGTAAAACGTAAACTTCCTTTGTTTACAAAAAGTAAAAAGTCTAAAAGCCTGTATTGTGCAGGTTACTATATTATTAGATTTGAAAAAGGTTGGGTACGCAGTTTTTGTCCTAAACTTGTTACTATTGAAGGCTATACATCTAAAGGTCCTTTTAAGGACGAGTTAACAATGCGTTCAGAACTATCAAAGGCAAATGCAGATGACAAAAGAGCCGATTAATACATCACCTATTGAAACTTTTATTCAACAGGTAAAATCTGCTGATACATCTAATGTCAAAGAAATTAGATTACCAATTCAACAAGCCAAAAATCTTGCATTAACTTTAGGACAAGTAAGTGCAAGACTACACGGCGATTTAGAAAAATTTGTTAAGGAAAATGCTGTCAAGGCAGAACAAGAAGTAGTTAACGTCGAAATGGATGGCGGCGGCTTTAAAGAATAATGCAGGTCCAAACACTATTCCAAACAGATATCTATAAAACAAAAGTTCCTGCACAAGAAGATATAAAACGTTTTCTAACTTACAATGTACAACAAGACTTTTTAGATAACGGTCCTAATTGTGATTTTTGTAATGTGTATAGCGATTTCTTTCCAGGTGCAAAACAATTAGATTGGGAAGAATTACTACCTAAATACGAAACTCCTATAAACGAGTTTGTACAGTTTTATGGGTTTGATACCGAATACGAAGACTGGAACATTGGTATTGATGCTTGGTACAATGTTACAGGCAAAGGCGGTTGGGGAGAAATACACAATCATTTATCCAGTCCTCGTACTATACAAATTTGCGCCGTACACTACGTAAAATACGATCCGCAAGAGCATGAACCCACAGTGTTCTATAACCCTGCACAAGACGGTATTAGAAGCACACAACCAACCCCTATAGCAAATAGATTGCCTGCAAAGCACCCTAAAGAAGTTATAATTGCTGATGCACAAGAAGGCGATATTATATTCTTTCCCCCTTATCTAAACCATAGTATTCCTATACAAAAAAGTGTAGTTCCAAGAATAACTACTGCGTTTAATATAACAATTACTGAAAAATAAGATAAATATATACGTAGTTTATTATTGAGGACACGTATATAATGAGTAGACCTAAACCGAAAATACTGTTAGAGTATGTTGACAAAAAGACTTATAAGTCTGATCAGATCCTTGCGGCTGAAGCAATATGGGCAGTATTTTATGAAGGCAAGCCATTTAACTTGAAAACTCAAAATTCTCTATCAAGTTTCCCTGGACCTAAGTACAAAAAAGTATCTTTTTCAAATCCAGGACACGCACACAATCTTGCTAAAAAATTAAACACATTATTCAACACAGAAGAATTTAATGTTGTTAAGTTAGACAAGGGCGAAATAGTAACAGAGGGATAAGCAGATGTACGAATACAAGTGTAAAATTTTACGTGTAGTCGATGGCGATACAGTAGACGTTGATATTGATTTAGGTTTCGGAGTATGGCTTAAGAAAGAAAGAGTTAGAATGATGGGGATTGATACCCCTGAATCAAGAACGCGAGATAAAGTAGAAAAGAAATTTGGACTTGCGGCA